TTTGCCAAGCGAATCAATTCGTCATTTAACTTCTTTGGGTTCCATGCCTGAATCTCATAGTAGAAGTCATCACCAAAAATTTTGATAAAGCGCTCGGACAACTGCTCTGCTCTCGCATAGTTGCCTGCTTCAATCGCCTTGGAGATTGCACCACCCATACAGCCCGACAATGCAATGATGTCATTGTCCACCATTTGCTCCAGCAATTCGAAGTCAATGCGTGGTTTATAATAAAAGTTCTTAGTCCAACCAAGTTGTGACATTTTAAAAAGTTTATTAAGGCCAACATTATTCTTTGCCAACAAGATGAGGTGAAACCGCTCATACTTTGTTTGTTGGTCAGTATCAATCGATGGTACGAAGTAAGCCTCAACACCGAACAAGGGCTTTACGCCCTCTTTGTCACAGGCATCTTGAAACTTCAAAACTCCACCCATTGTGCCATGATCAGTAATAGCAGCAGCGTACTGTCCGTTAATACTAGAGATGTTTGCAATCTCTTGTGGCGTACTCATTCCATCAAGTAGTGAATACTCTGAATGGCAGTGCAGATGCACGAAATCCATTTTAATTCCAATCTAAGTCGTAAAGCGTGTCTATTGTCGGGAGTTCATCCCAGTGCTTTTGATTGTACCACTGCTTACGCAGAAAAGCATTGATACCCTCATTTAAAAGAATCCGAACCTCGTTCGGGTTATCCTCCACCACAAATTGTGGATTTAATCCATGAATCACCTTATGCTTTTCATGAATGTTTGTAAAGATTGGCTTTGTCGTACTAATACGCCATAAGTCCAACCAAGGCTCTGTCTGTTCCATAGCGGCCTTGCATCGCCTTGCGGTTACGATGTGGACATCAATGCCACTTTCAAACCAATAGTTAATTTGGTGCCACGCATCCTCGTATGGCTTCATGTTCTTCCAAAACAATGGATCATTAAAGATAGCCATAGCTTCTTCACTATTGGAGTCTGTTATTAACCAATCAGAATAGTCTTTTGGCTCTGGAAGCCTTTTGTCAATTGACTGGGAGATATCTGATATTACACCGTCAAGGTCTAATACGATTGATTTATTATTCATACCGTTACATGATTAAAGGGGTCTGCTTTTACACAGACCCCCCTTCACCATCTTTACATCACCAAGAATCCTTGGCTACCTCTCCTGTAGTAAAGAACTTCTCTTGCTTATCATATGAGAGTGTCATATAGAGAGTATTAAGGTCATGCATTGGCAAAGACTTAATGTTCTCAGGCATCTCTGTAGACTCAAGAGGGATTAAGTTGTAGTTAGTATCTGATGGACCCGAACCTGTACGAGAGATCTTATAGTAACGGTCAGTAATTGTTCCAAATTCCTTTGCGTATTCAATAAGGATAAGTCCAACATGGCGCTGGTTAAAGGTAGTGTCAATAACACGCGGTTCCCATACACCCGGCTCAACCTCAACAGCAATGTTGATTACCAAGTGAGGCTTTGGTCGCCATGCCTTGTCGTGAACAGACTGCTCTGTTGCCCAGCAACGGTAGTTAAACTTGGCAATACCGGCAGTTGATGCTGCTCTCCACTTCCAGTTGATTGGTGAAGTTACAACAGGGATTGTTAATCCAGTACCATTCTCTTCGTCAAAGTACTTAGCATCTTCTGTAAGCTCCTGACGAAAGCGAATACGGTAGGACTCGCCTGATGCTACGGTGAAGTATTTCTTCACTCCGCTCTTTTGTGTGTTTTGTGCTGGAACTACATTCTTTTCCAGATCTTTAAGTGTTTTAATTGTTTCAAACATGATTTCTCCTATAGTGTGTTTATTTTATTGTTGATTATTTCTTGTATTTGCATACTTGTCATTTCACCAGGGTCTTTGCAACCCGTAGTGTTTTCTACCGTGTAAATCTCTTTACCACAGCAGAGCTTTATTATATCATCTCGCATTGCCTTTCCTGCATCATCATCATCCGAAAATATGATGATTTTATCAAAGCACCGCTTGATGATTTTTATTTGGTTAGCAGACAACTGTGCTCCTAATGTTGATATAACATTTGGGAAACCAGCCTGATGAACCTTCATGGCATCAATACTTCCTTCTACAATTATGCAAGAATCATATTTCTTTGCATTCTGTATATTAAAAAGAATGTCAGCCCTCTTGAAACCTTTATTATAAAGATATCGAGGTTCTTGTTCTGCTTTTGTTGCTCTTCCAATAAAGCCAACCAGCTTGTACTGCTGATCTCTTACTGGAATAACGACCCTTTCTTTTACTCTTGAGTAACCGACTTCAAAGTGCAACAGCGTTTCTGCTGTAAGACCTCTATCAATCAATGTTTTAACACTCAAGAGATCTTCGTCATTGTCGTAGTCAATCTCAATATCAGAGATTTCTAACTCTTCAATATGGGGTTGTTTACGAAAACCATTGTCAATCTCTTTCTTCAAAGATACAGGGTCTAGCTTTATATCCTTACCATACGGCTTGCCAGTTATCTGTTTGTATAACTGACGAAAGTTACCTTTCTTTCCGCATGATGGGTTAAAGCATTGCCATAGACCAGTCTTTGTATTTATAAAGAATGCTGGGCTATTCCTGTTCTTATGAAAAGGACAGTACAGATTAAACTCTTGAGCATTCTGAGATTCAATACTAATATTGTTTTTCTCAAAAAGTTCACGAATTTGTGATTCCATACTAAATATTGAAAATGATTTTAAATCTGAAGATGTTTTTATCGGCATCGTAATCTGTCTTTAAGTTTGTGCTTTTAAAAATTCCATGAACAGCTTTCCATTCATCTTCAATCCAAGGCCTAAGTTTAACGATTGTTTCAATGTCTTTAGCCTCACCTTGGATGAACTTTTTACCGATTAAATATCCCATTCTTCTTCCCATTTCCCTGTTTCTAAATTCCATCTCAAAAAGAAACCAAATTGAGTGGATCTTCTTACCTTTCTTGATACGACTTGAAATAAGTCTGAATTGTATTCGCGCTGAATTGCAAGAACTAGGTCTGCGTCATAAGCCAACTGCTTACTCCACGCTACTTCTTCTAATTCAGGCGGTCTCTCTGAGTGACCATCATTCATCGTTACAGCAGCAACATCAATGATGGGTACACCATTCTTAACTGCCATACGCTTGAAAGCCTTTGAAAGATTCTTTGCTTTCTCAGTTTCATTTCTGGCACCGGAAGCATCGTCAAATAGACCGTGATAATCAAGAATAACAATATCAGGGCGATACTGGTCAATCTTTGCTTGAACCATGTTCTGGTCAGCAGTCTCAAGACCCTCTGATGTCACAAGATACATTGGGTGCTTGCCCTCAAAGGTGCTTGAAGCCCATTCGTCATAACTATCAACGATACTTGGGTTTGCACGAACAAGATCGGTATTTGTAAAATGTCCCTCTCCGTTGTTAAGCAAAGTGTCTAGGCGCTGACCCTCTTGTTGTTTATTCATTTCAAGAGAAATAATAAGAGGTCGGTATCCTGCTTTCCAAGCATTAACTGCAAACAACCTTGCAATGAATGACTTGCCAACGCCTGTCCATCCCAATAGAACAACAAAGTCTCCGGGTTGCCATCCACCAAACTGTTTATCAATAACTTTAATTCCACTTGGGATTCCTTGGAGTTCACCAAAACCTTTCTGTGATCTTTCACGAAGATCAGAGGCTCTATCCTTCCACTCACCAACTAAGTCTGTATCCTTAAGATTGCTTGAATACTTATAAAGAGCTGATGTATTTTCCATCAAGTAAGCTAACGCTTCTTTAGGACCAGCCTCACTAAGTAAACCGTTTGTCTTTGACACAAGAACTCTTGTTTGATAAGACAAAGATCCTTTCTTTGCTTCTTCAATATAATATTTAATTGGTTCTGGAGTTGCATAAAACTCAAACTCCGGATGATGTTGCTTTACTGTTTCTTTTGATGGAACCTTTTTGTGTTCATCATAGTGAGAAACAATGAAGTTCCACACATCCCTATATTCCATGAAGACATTTTCAACGCCTTCATTTACTGCTGTTACATAATCGTTTGACTGAATAAGAGAATTCAGCAATCTAACTTCGTAGTTCATTCACTAGCCATTCTGTTTTGAGTATCTTTTACGATTCTCATGAATTTTTCTTTGGATTCTTTTTCTTGTTTTATTTTGTCTGTAAGTTTCTTTGATTCAATTGCAAAGTCAAATATCAAAAACGGACCTGTTCTTGATTTGACAAAATACTTTATTGTTTCAATGATGATTTCACTATCATAGTGCTCTGCGAGAGAGTCTGCAACAGCCTCTTGTCTTGGAGAGTCAGGGATAAATAACTTACCTGAGTCCCTGCAAGATTCCTTTAAGCACTCTATCAGCTCTTGTCCTGTTACTTTGTTTTTCATTGGTTGCCTCCTTCCATGTCATAGATAGGTATTCAAACTCACTTACTCCACCATTTATACCGTAGAAGTCTCCAGTATTCCACATACTCATGAAACATTCAACACGGACAGGGCACTTTTTACAAATGCTTTGCGCCCTGTCCACATCTTCTTTTTTATAAGAAAACCAAATGCTGAGTTCTGGATGATTGTAACAGAGAGCTTTTTCTTTCCAACTACTTTGCATCATCTAATTCTTGGAGCTTTGCTTCAATCTGTTCATCAATTGAATCCCAAAGCTTTTTCCAAGCAGCATCATCATCTAAAGATGAGGCCTTGCATTTAGCACCGGCATCAAGTCTTAAAGACTCGTAATTACCAAGATTCTTGGTAATACCAACTGATGCCCAAATTTCTACTTCATTGTTATTTTCTGACATTTTCTTCCTTTATAATCATTTGAACTTTTTGTTCAAGAGTTTTTATGTTTCTTTTTATTTCTTTATTCACTGGTCTTCCAGGAATTCTTGTGTTGAAGAACTCTACCATGAGATAGACATCTTCTTCATTATAGTATCGCCATGAAGAGTATCCATTGTACTTTTCGCCAAATTTATTTGCCTCTGGTATCAATGAACGCTTCTCGTACTTGCGAATTGTATCAGGTCTTTTCTCCACAATCTTAGCAACTTCACCAACAGTGTAGATTCTATATAAAATCAATTCGTGCTGTTCATATGGAAGCTCAATTATTTCTGAGTTATCAAGTCTTTCAACAAAGATTTTATTTTGTTTTTTATTAATTTTTTTAAGCTTTACAATATTATTTGCATATGTGTAAAATTTATTTGTAATTAATTTACCTCTTACCATCTCTGCCCCTTAACTTAGCGAGTTTTGACAAAAAGCGATCAAGGTCTTCAACCTTAATATCTTTTGTGTCTGAACAAGTAACGCAGGTTACATCTACATAATAAGTACCGTTTGTGTAATACTTCTCACCGATAAACTTTGGTCCACCACAATGAGCACACTTTAGTCTTACAGTTTTCATATCAATCAAGCCAGCAGTTATACTCTGCAGTAACAATGCCTTTCATTGGGTGAACAAACATCAATGGCTGTGAGGCACGACCAACAGCGCCAAGAACCTCAATGGCATATGTGTTGGTTGATTCAGGACTTCCTGAGATACGGCATTGAACTGTATTAAATGTCATCTTTGTTGGCGTATGGAAGTGTCCAAAGTACACATCATCAAAAGCATCAACGAGGTTGTCATCTTTATCTTTTCTTTCAATACCGCCAATCTTCCATCCGTACACTTTCTTCTGGAAGGAGTAAAATGAGGAGAGGCTTCCAAACTGATCTCCATGAATAAGTAATGACTTATACTTGCCAACTTCATCAATTGCATACCAGTAGCGATCTCCACGACCATCCGGAATATTGAATTTAATTCTTGGATTATTTTCAAACATTAACTGAACAATGCGGTAAAGCATTCTGTCAGCATTTGTCTCAGGATCATGATTACGCCTTGACTTACCTCCAATAGAACCGTGATTTCCAATAACACCTGTGAATGTAATTGTTTCAAAATTCTCAAGCATCTTGTTGATAAAGTTCTTCATAATTCGTGGACCATCAACAGTTACCTGACGGTATAAACCGCTATCAATAAGGAACTCTTGACCAGGAAAGATTAACTCACCTTCAACAATGTCTCCAAGACACCAAATTCTAAGTTCACGGACTGGGTGATCTTGTCTCTGAATCTCTGTAAGATGAATTACTTTATCAGCGTACTGATTAATTCTCTCCTCACAGACAGCTGAGTTATAGTCAGGAGTTACCTTGCCTAATTGCCAGTCTGCCAAGACTGCGACAGCAATCTCTTCGGATGACTTTCTTGTATCTTTTTTTGGTGTAGGAACTTTTGGTGTTGAGTATAATTTACCTTTGTCAATCTCCTCCTTAACCGCTTTGTATACAGCATCGGCAAGATGAACCTCTTTTGTCTTAAGTTTTTCATACTCTTGTAAAAGTTTGGTGTAACCAATCTTTAATTCCGACTCTGAGTTAACAGTCTTACCTGTTTTAACATCAATTGGCATATCAATGATTCCATTTTCTTTTCTAAATTTGCATAGACCTAGTGAGTCTATGCTTTTACGACAAGACGAATCGGCGTAACGCTGGTTTGCAGTGTTAGGTTCGAATGTCTGGTCACAGTTTTCTGCAGCGCAAATTTTCATAGGGATAATTGTACACCAGTTATTGGTGAAAAAACTCAATCTGTTGAATTATATTTTCTAACGATAGTTGTCCTCTTTTTCAGAGGCTTCCTAACGGGTTTTGGTCTATTGTTCATATTCTGACGAAGTTTATTTCGATGTTCTTCGGATGGTCTTTTTCCTTCACGATGAACAGCGCTATGTTCTTGTATTGAACAAAGGAATAAATTCTCCAACCTATTGTCTGATTTAACTTCATTAATATGATGAATGCTTTCCCAGCTGTTTAGATAGCGACCAAGATACTCCTCAAACAAAGCTCTGTGTTCGTAGATGTAACCTTTAATATTTGCTGGATGATCTGGCCTTAATAAACGAACATATCCTTTATCATCAATGTATTTCCCACCATTGTAATTTGGGTTGCTTTCACCCAAAGCTATTCTGTCCGACCATTCAACATCGTCTCTTTTAGATGCAAGAGGTCTTTTTGACATGCTTAAGCAGTTCCGCCTGCGTCTTCAATCCAAAAATGAGGACTGAAAACGGTGAAGGCCGGAAGATTGGCAGTTGATACACCTGCATCTCTTTCTATTGTGATTTTAAAAATACCTGTTCCATCCACTTCTTTGAGACCAGTACTTGAATCAAAAAGATGAGTATAAGTTCCTCCGCCAAATTGCGGTGATCTTGTATCAAAATCGCCAATTGCAACTGTTCCAAAAGCCGGAGCGTTAGCGCTTGCATTATTTAAAAAAACACCAACAGGTGGTGATATGGTCCAAGTATATATTGCTGAGTTCTCTGTTCCCTGTATTAATCTTATTACAAATGTTGAATCTTCACCACCAGAACCCCCTAAACTAATGCCAGCAAAATTAAAAGATGCTTTTACAAATCTATTTCCAGGAAGTGTGATGGAATTATTTGCCGCTCCTGCTTCATTTTTTAATTCAACAATTGTTGTTTGTGTATTAAAAGTTGTAGCAGCAACGGTTACATTGTCACCAATTTTTCTCTTAATAACACCTCTTGGATTATCATCAGTAGCGTCTTTAACTTGCTCTGTGTTAATTGACATTTGCTGAAGACGATCCGCTGTAATGGGAGTTCCGTTTGTCCAAGCAACTGTTGTGTAATTCTCATAAGCCATTTATCTATTATACACCCTCTAAAGCTTGCAATCTAGCTTCTAATTGCTCATTTCTTTCAGATAGTTCCTGAATTGCCTTAACCACTGGAGGTATAAATTGAACATAGTCCAAACCTTGCTTTGATTCAGGATTATTTTCATCTGTTAAAAACCATCCACCAAATTCTTCTTCAAAAGAGTTTTTTATCATCCGAATATCTTGTGCAATAAAACCTTGATTAATATTTAAAGAGTCATTTCCTTCAATATTATCCCAGTAAAATGAAACAGGTTTTAATTTTTTAATAAAATCAAGTCCCAATTGTGAATTTTGAATATTTTTTTTATACCTAATATCTGATGTTTGGATAATACTGCCGTCTACAAACGATGTAGCTCCTAAGTCGCATCTTCCATCATATCTAACAGAGAAAGCAAGATTATCTAAAAAACTTGTAACTCTTAATGGTATTCTGCCTGGATCTCCAACATTAGATACACTATTACCTGGGGGTATTGTTTGGGCATCAGCTCTAATTTTTAAAACAGAAGTTGCTCCATCAGCAGCAGCCCCGTTAATTCGGACATTATTTCCAATATTTAAATTATTTCCAATAATTAAATTTGCACCAATTTGAAAGTTATCATCGATACTTCCAGAAGTTGCAAAGATTTCACCCCTTACAGAGACTTCATTAAAATCTGCAAATCCGTTTGAATAGAGTGCAAAGCCGTTGCTCCCGTCAAAATCAGACGAGTATATTGCTGAACTGGAGATAAGAATTCCACCGATATTTCCGGAATTTGCAAGAATCTCGCCCCTCACAGAAACTTCATTGAAGTCTGCAAAGCCGTTTGAATACAGTGCAAAGCCGTTACTTCCATCAAAATCAGATGAGTATATTGCTGAATTTGATATAACAATTCCACCAATATTTCCTGAATTAGCAATAATAGTTCCTCTAACGGTGACATCATTAAATACAGATTGACCAGATGAAGATATTGCCCAACCCGTTGTCCCATCGTTTGTTATGTTTTGATTACTATCAATAACTCCATTGAAATTATCACTTTGAATTTGCTGTTTTACAAGCACCATGTTAGTTTCTAATTTATCTGTTGTTAAAGTTCCTTGAACTAAGATTTTACCTGCAAGAGAGTTTGGTTTGATTTTAATTAATGTAGGTGAAAACTCTTTTGTATTTAGCAAGTCAATAATGTAGTTATCAAAAGATATCTTATTTGTTTGTTGCAAGGATGTTCTTGATGGATTATTCCCAATAATACCTGTCCTAAAATCAAATATTGAATACGATGTTGTGTCAATCCTAGAGGAGCTTATGCCGTCATGGTTGTGACCGCCAGCTCCAGAGAATGTAACAGAAAATTCTGATGTCATTACGAAACCTTCCTTAATGTAATAGAGTGCTCTAGCGTATCTCCGACACTTAGGTTGTGAGATACAACCCAGTAATCAGTATTGATAATATCAAGACTTCTTAGCGATGATATTGTAATTTTATCACCAATTTGAAGAGTTGGTATTGCCATTGATGTAATATTTAAAACTGGAATTGGTTCTTTAAATTTTGAAATTAAAAAATCAGCAATCTCTTGTGCCTTAGATGCTGTATAGATATATTGATTATCAATAACAACTTCTTTAAGACCGTATCTTTTAATGTCTTCAGACAAAGTTGCACTTTGAGATTTGATTTGGTTAGCTCCTTCTTGTTTTTTAACAGGGACTCCAGAGATTGATGTAAAATCTTGCTCTTCAGTTTTAGGATTTGTTCCTTGAATATAGGCAATGTTCCCGCTTACAACCGATGTGGATGCTGACAATATGAGTTCAGCTGTGTATGCATTTGCTATATATCTTGACATAACAATTTTTGGTGGAACAGTATCCTGTATTGCGCTAACATATGGCTTATACACATCAAATGCTGGTGCATTATCATACTTAATCTGATAATAACGAGCTTCTCTAACAGGTGTATTTATATAATGCTCTATAGCGGTTGTATCAAACTGAGCTCTATCATCCGATGTGTTCAAGATAAAATTATTGTCATCAATAGATGAATACTTGATAATTTCATTATCAATCTGCACATAACCGCTCGTTGGGAATGGTGGATTGTTTGTTGTATTAACAGGGATTGTTGTTGATGTTGAGCTGATATTTCCTTTCAAAGTCACAACCCCCAAAGAAGAATTGTCAGGTGGAGACCAAAGCCCTTGTCTTCCAGATGTCAAAGGTGATTGATCTGTAACATTAACTGTTATCTTATTTACTTGTAACTGCACATTATACTCACCGCTTTGAATATGAGTGCTATCTGATATTGTTTTTTGACTTACCGAATGCTGTGTAATAGTTGGCTCAAAGAATCTATAGTAATGATAATACTGAAACTTGTCATTTTCATCCACAAAAAATCTTCCAAAATCACCCAAGGCAATTGCATCAATAATTTGTTTTGCACTTTGGTCATTACCATAAAGATGAGGGAATGATGTTATTGGCTTAATCTGAGTCGTGATGTATCTGTCCTTAATAGTCTCTGCGGTAAGGGCTTTGTTATACATTGCGAACTCATCAATATAAAAACTACGAATAGTAGATGGTGCAACCTCAGCGCCTGCGGAGAAACTAGCACCCCTTCCGCCAATTGTTATGTCGTTAACCCAACTAGCTTGTGCTCCAACACCATCAACATTACCCGCAAGAACTCCATTTACATAATATTTAGCATCACCATCTTTATGTGTAACTACAATATGTGTATAGGATGTTGTTGACAAAGCTGTATTTGATGAAGCAGTTTTTACTGTTCCATTATGTTTTATAATTTTAAATCCATGACTTGATGATGTATTAAAAAATTCAAAACCAGATGTTGAAGAAGCATTGCTCCAGTTGCTTAAATATTCACCATCGCTATTAAATGTGTTAGGAAATTTTGCGTATAATTCAATTGACCATTCATCTGTATAACTTGTACTTGATGAGTTGGCTAAATTCAAGGATTGATCATAAGGTATTCTAATATAAGATGAGCCATCAAGGTATACAGCTTTATTTAAAGGTTCTGAAACCAGACCGGATGGTTGTTTAAGAACAGGATCACTTACATAAATTCCATTATTCCTGTAATGATTTCTATTCTTAACTCCTCTTGTAAAGATAGAATTTCTTTTACCAATAGACTCTTCTGCTACCACAGTTGTCGTCTGTGATCTTGCAAGCTTTGTTGCAGAAGAACTTTCATATTTGGTATACAGGGCGATATCGAATGTTTCAGAACCACGACCATGAAAGAACTCAATTCTAAGTTTATAGGGAACACCGTCATCAACATCTAAATATCCACCAAGATAGTCGTATGATGTAACAGTTCCTGTTGCTGTTGTCCATTTACTAAGAACAAGATTGTCATCAAGGTACGCACGAACACCACCTTCTGTTACTGCTATTTCAAAAGACATATTACCGGCAGTTGCAGGAATCCAGTAGCCATCAATGACACCGTTAAAATACTCTTTAACATCAACGGTTGGAGACTCTGCCGTTCCAAGTCCTGTGCTAAACTTGACATTCTGCAGATCAACAGCGAAGTCGCCACTTGTAAATTGTGTATTGCTTTGAGGGACAAAACTCTTTGCTTTCATTGCTTTGTCATATGCAGATAGTTGAATGTCTAAAGCGTCAGCCTTAATGTCTTTTAATTCGTTAAGTTTGTTACTTGCAATTTGCCAATACCGGACTCTCAATCCAGTCCCCGGAACAATTGGTGTACCAGTCTTGTCTGTCAAATCTTCTTTAAATGAGTATGACGCAACCGCATTTTGTTGCAAGAAATCAGAATACGGAACAAGTTGTGATAATTCATTTTGCGAGATATTTGTCTGCATAAGCATATTCTTAACTGCCTGACCGACTGTTGAGTTCTGAACATAGAAACCCTTAGTGATTTGCTTTTCAGTTAAAAATTTTGTTTTGTCCAAGCATTTTATTGTGAGATCCATTCCGCTACTTCCAGACCATTCGTCTATGTAAAACTCCCCTAAGTTAATGTATTCGTATGGGTCAAAAATCACAGAAGAACCAGCGCTATGGTTGGCAGCATAGGTTCCGTCATAGCCTCGGTCAAGGATAGTTACTGTCTTATCCGTTCTTGTTGAACACAAAACAACCTCTTCATTAGGAGTTCCTTTATCAACTATTAATGTAAATTGGTTTGTAGCATTGCCATTTAAAAAACCAGCTGCATCATTAACAGATAGTGTATTGCTTGATGTTGTCATGGAAGAAGTTAAAACAGCATTGACCAAAATATCGTCTGTTTTTACAATCCTCCAACCATTTGAAAGTTTAACTTTCAAATCTTTTTTCATATATTTTCCATATAAAGATGTAGGGTCAAATGGGCTAAAATCTTTTGTTGTATTATCCAATACAATCGATGCACTTGAAGAACCACTTCCTGCAATTGGAATTGAATTCTCCCAAAGTTCACCTTGTCTTTGAACAGAATGGCTTACAACATAGTCTGTTACATCAACTTCGTATAAAGGAATGACCTCAATAAGCCTTGCACGATCTGATTTTGTCTGTGTGCTATATATAGTTATTTTAATTGTAGCAACATCTGTAGATATATTTGATGGAATTATATGCTCTCTATAGTATTCATCTTTACCAATTGAAGCAAACACGGTATGAAATGTTGACAAAGCATTGTTAGCAATTTCAAGTTTATAGTAACTTATTTTACCACCAAATTCTGATGTTACAACCTTTACCTTATTAACTTTTCTTTGAGTAAAGCTATAGTTTATCCAAATTGGTGTTGTAAATTCATATCCAGAAACAGAATGCAATGTTGCTGTTGATACAGCATTTGATCTCCATCCATACTTATAATTATCTTCAAGGTCGCTTGGCATAGCATAAAAGTTTCCATCAGCACATATCGTCTTGCCGTTCTGGTCAATATCTCCAGCAATAGCCCAAGGAAATCCTTGCCTCTGTGTTCCATTCATTGATTGCTGAGGTGTAAAAAAGTAACCGCTAAGCATTGAAGTGCCGGCCATTTGCTGGGCCAGTGTTCCTCTTGAGTTTGATGTATAGGAATCACTACTCGTTACAACAAGATTGTCTACATGGCGACTATCTAGAAAGGTGATAACAACCTTTGGTTTTACCTTTTGAGCGTATGAATTGGTAGCGGTTTGAAACGAATCGGATAATGGTTTCCCATAGACATCTTGTGTAATCATTAAACCTCCTCTAATTCCAAATCGCACTTCCAAAAATAAACATCAGAAGTCAAATCTCTACGGACAAGATCTTCTGAGTAAGAAGTTATAAATACATTATACGCTGTTTCAGAGAAAATATCTTCAGGATCCGCTCCATATGTAACAACCTTTAAGACATGAACATCAGGATCCATAGCTAATTTCTTAATATAGTCTCTAGCTTCTCTTTTATCAATAGTGGAGTCTCTGGTTGAGGGAAGCCATTCCCATGACATTTTGAATGTTATCTTTCCAGCATTATTTCTTTTATAATATCTAGACTTAGAATTATTCCAATTTGATTTCTCAACAAAGACTTGCTTTATGCTGTCACTAAATTTACGACCTTGATCTGTTAAAGCATTGTTGTCAAGAATAACAAGAGGAACAAGTGATCCCGGATATCTTGAAGATGGGGTAAAACGTATTAAGTCAGAAATTAAAAGATTACTATTAATTGGAAGATTTGTTAATCCCAAAATTACTGTTTTGACTGGTGTAATTAATGTAATGTTTGCAATTCCATCAAGATTTGCTGATGCAAACTGTATTCTTAACGCAGAGGAATTAACTGTTAAATCTCCAGAAAAAGACTCAGATACAAATGTAATTCTAAGTGTTGTTACTGATAATTCAGTTTCAATAGTTAATGACGAAGATGCTTCAACTATAAGAGGAATTTCATTAAAGACAACCCCGCTTAAAAGATCATTTATCCTATAGATTGGATTTTCTTCTGACATTAGGCTTCCTCAACCGAAAGACTCGCTGAATAATAGTCACACGCTCTCTGTACATCTCTTCTAATAAGATCCTCTGAGTAATCAGTAATGTAAACATAGAAAGACTCTGAGGCATCAACCGGGCTTAACTGAATATTCATAAGAACCTTGCCCCGTGTTGTTAGAGCTAAGTTCTTAAGCCAGTTTCGGGCTTCTCTATTATCAATGGTGTCTTCTTTGATTGTTGGAAGCCATTCCCATTTAAAAGAAAATGTTCTTTTATTCGTTTTAATATATCTCTTTGTTATTCCAGCATCAAGTTCAACCTCGGATGCCCCGACTTTTACAGAGTCAGATATTGTTCTGCCCTGCTCTGTAACCTCTGTTCCGTTTAATGATAAAAAACTTATTATTGACATTACATTCCTCTGTTTATACCATTATATGTTCTAACAATCCTTGATTCAAGACCGGCTTGCTTTTGGTTAGCAGGGACAACTTTCATATTGTATTCTTTCATCATTGAGTTAAACCATTCAGTCTCTCCGATAAAGTTGTCGACAAAGAAGTTATAGTTATGAGTGGACTCTGACTGCATTGTACCAGTTGACACATTTGGTGCAGAGATCTTTGCATAGTTTGCCATCGGGGTTGAGAACTTAGGGATTGAAGGAACATTAATTCCATCAACATATCCACCAATCTTATACTGACCAGCTTTCTTGTAAATACCCTGATTGATATTTTGAAGCATATTTGTTCCATATTTATTAACAGAAGATTTACGAATTACATATTCACCACCATGAAGAATTGCAGGAATTCCTTGGCTCTCTGATCCGTATGTACTACCACCATCAAAGTATGGAATAGCTCCACCATTAAATTTTTTATTTTTTGGTGAGATATTTTTAAAAGGGTTAAAGATATTATTTTTTTTAGATTTATTAGGTGTTTTAATTTTTTTAGTTGTATTAGGAGCAATATCATTTGTTGAAAGTGGAGTATCTGGAATTTTATTTTTATCATACCAGTTATCGAGAATATCTTTATATGCTACACTTTGTTCTTCACGGGTTGCATTTGGATTTGCTTTATTCCAAGCTGAAGATCTTAACTCCACTTCACGCAATAGCATTCCATTAAAATCTTTTACAAATTGTTGATATTCAATTAATTCTTTTGATTTTGGAAGAATTCTTGGGTCAAGAGCGCTTAATCCCTTTTTTGGGTTTAAAAGATTAGCAAGACTTTTAGCTATACCAAAAAGTCTGTCTTCTACGCTCAAATCTTTAGTGGCAGTTGTAGGGACATCATTTATTGCATCAAGAATTAACTGATCTAAGAATCGAGCTTTATCAAGGCTATTGACACTACCTTTTATTTGACCAGTTACTAAATAATCTAATTCATCAAATAATTCAAGTGCTTGCCTTGCAAGCATAGCATCAACTGCTTGTTTATTTGTTGGAATAACCCCTTCCTTTAATCCTTGAGTAATTGCTCCCCAGTGTGTTGGTATTTGATCTTCAATCACACCACTATTCGCTGCCTTTGAAGATTTTAGACCCTTAAACATTGATGCAAATTTTGATTTGAAACCTTTAAGTTGATTACCAATTAAACCAGAACCCTTTCCAATAACTCTAGAAGCAATTCCAGAAATACCAGTTTTTGATGCAATCTTTCCAAGTGGTTTTGTTACAACCTTTGAGGGTATTAACGACAAAATGGTGTTGGCAGCAGAACCAAGACGGTTTTGTTTTTTATTAGAACCAGCAGCGGCATCTAGGTCTTTACCAGTAATTGTTTCTGCGCCGAACTTGATAGCAGCCATAGGACCAAAAATCTCACTAACAGGTTTGACAAATCTATTAATAAAACTTTTATCAAAAGCCTCATTTTTTCTTTTTATTTCAGCGCGCCATTTCTTATCGTAAGGTTGAAGGTTACTACTATTATTCCTATTAGGAATCATAATAGATTTTTGATATGGCGTTAGTGGTCCCTCTGCAGCAAAATACTCTTCCCATGTCTTGTATGGAGGAGGTGGATTTCCGGCAGGATTTGATTTCTTGCCTCCCTTTACAACTCCACCAATCTTGTATCTAGAAACCTTTCTACCATCAAAAGCCTTTTTTAATTTAGCAATAAGAATGTATCTAAGTTTTGTTGAACCAAGAGGATGGCATGAGAAGAGGCTTAATATTGAATTATAACCACTAACTTGACCTTGAGGTTGTCCCATTAATTCTTGAACTTGATTTGGTTTTAAAATTCTTGAATAAGCGGTTTCGTATTCATAACTAGAATTACCTCTAGTTAAATTAATTTTATCGCCTTTAATCATTTTTGTAATATTTCTAAATAGGCTATTGCCTTTAGTGCGATGTCCACCAATAACGGTATTACCCAACCATCCAAATGGTGTACCCGGTTGATGTCCAAGACCAGCATTCAATGTATCCTCATTTACACCTTCGTATACAGGACTGTTAAGTTGAAGTCTTGGGATTTTAAGAGATCCCAATCTGGACAGATTTTTCTTATCGGAAGATACCTCAAGCCCTGATGGAATAAGACCACCTTTAAAGTAACCGCCTTTTTTACCAAATGTGCCCTGATTAATATTCTGAAGCATGTTGGTGCCATATTTGTCAACCGCACTCTTTCTTACAACATATTCACCACCATGAAGAATGGCAGGAATACCTTTATGCATTGGTCCTACCGTTGGACCTCCATTTGCATATGGCATAATTCCACCAACAAATCTTGATGTTGGATCTTTGTCATAAATAGCAACAATTCTAGATTGTGGAACTTTTAACCCTGTTGGATAAATTTCTGGAGGGAAACAGGGCTGAGGTATTGTTGGGTTAGGTATTGGTCTTATTGGTGTTGTAGATGTCGTAACTCCAGGAACAGATGTTGATGGAACTCCATTTGGCATGGTTGTTGTAGTTGATGTTGACGATGTTGTTCCTGTTGGTGGAGTAGTCTCACAAGTTTTTACCCATTTAATACGCCATGTTCTGCCATTTTTCCCGGATTTACTTCCTCCCCTACTGGGTTGTCTTTCTGGGTATTTGTCTTTCTCCATCTGCCAAGCATTTGGGTCATGAGGAACCGGATATTGAATACTCTCAATAAGCTCAGGATTCTTAACTTGCTTCTTTGCAAGCTTTGCCTTTTCTTTAGGATTTACAACTTTCCAGTAAGTCCATTTTGATCCAATAGTTTTTCTTTCTCTAAACCATTTTCTCCATCCAGATTGAGAATCTCTTGCCATTGGCCAAGTCATTCCAGCAAAACTATCCTCTGTAAATCCTGGATTTTTATCGTTATCCCAAACTCTAATTGGTATTACTTTACATTTTGTATTGTCAATACCAGGAATTGATGTTGTTGTTGTGCCATTAGGAAGAGTAACCCCAGGTATTTTAGGAATAGTTGTTGTAGTACCAGGATTTGGTATTGTTGGATTAGGTATTGGTGTTACACCAGGGATTGTAGGACAAGGAACAGTAGGAACTGTTGTCGTTGTAGGTGGAACAGTTGTTGTAGTCGTTTTTGGAGGAACAGTTGTAGTAGGAGCCTTTGGAACAGTTGTAGTCGTAGTAGGTTTTGATGGAACAGTTGTCGTTGTTGTAGGTCTTGAAGGAGTTGTCGTTGTAGTAGTAGGTCTTGATGGAGTAGTTGTCGTTGTTGATGGAACCGTTGCCTTTGGGGTTTTTGGCTTTTTACCTTTAAAAATAATATCTTGCAGTCTTTGAATATATGCAATGTCTCCAATACCAAATCTTGCGGGGGTATCATCTTGATTTACATATGCATAAGACATAATGGATTCATTTCTATCAAATGGTGAACTAAAGCCTTTTGGTAATTCTTCTCCGCTTCTGTATGACCTGTAGCCTTCATCAAGGTGACCTAGATTAATAGAATGACCAAATTCATGAAGAAATATTCTCTTCCAAGCATCAGGTTTCATATGTTGTTGTATCTTGAGAGTAGATTTATCAATATCCCCTCTCTTATAGTGATCTAGGTAGTAATCAAGTACTTTAGGATTATAATCTATTGCTGATATAGACGATGATCCTCCAATTTTTTCTGGCATGAATACAGAAGCTCTTCCTCCTATAGTACTTCCTTCAGGAAGTTCTCCAGGAGGAAAAGGCTGTGCATTTAAAGCCAATACATTTTTATTATTATTAAAATATTTTCTAGCATCTTGAAATGCATTTTTTGAATCAGCAATAGAAAAATCATCAAATCCTATTACTTTGGAGACGGAATTCATTGCTGTATAGAACCCTTCTTTTATAGGATCAATACCAATAATCTTTTTAACTTTACTAGAATCCCAATTTTGATAAAAAGCTTTCAATGGTTTAATTTTATTAAGGTTTCCTTGTTTAAGTTGATTCGCCATCATCTCAATACTTGTTGTTTGCCAGTCATATTCATAAGGTTGGAAGTCAAATCCTCGTATGTTTACAAAAGCTTTACTTGGAGATGGCGCATAATCAGAAGCAAATTTCTCTTCTTGTGATAAATAGTATTCTTGATATTTTTGAACTTTCTTTGCTCGTTGTATTTCAGAATAAATAAGTTTTTTAAAATAATCAATTGCATTTTTAGGAGCGTTTTTCTTTAAAGTAAGGATTGCACGATTGTATTTATTTTTCTTATCGGAAATATTTCCAATACCAATAGTTCCTTTTGGATATTTTTCATTCTCATAGAATTTACTTAAAGTTCCAATATCTCCCATACCTTTAACAAGACCAAGATCGGTTCTCTCAGAAACGCCTAGTCTTACATCGAATAGAGCATCATATGGCGTTGTGTCTTTATTATACCAAGAAATGTATTTAATCATTTTTTCATCAATTGTTGGCTCTGGACCATAAATCGATTCATCTAAAGTTACTGCAGCAGGTTTTACAGTTCCACCAACTTTATAACTTGGTAGCAAACCACCATTGAAATGACCTGTGTGTTGATGAGCTCTTAACAGACCTCCGTTTGCAAACCCTTTTCCACAAATACCACAACTTAAACGGACTGGGCCTCCCTTTTTGAATTGAGGCATTGAACCACCATTAAACAAAGAGAATGGCTTGTAGGAAGAAGATCTTGCGTCTACAAATCTTTTACCTCTTCTATCTCTCAATCTAGAGATTGGAATGAAGTTGCGGAATCCGGCACTACCTGTTGGTGTGTACCCAATGCCATCCTTTTCAGAAACAATAATAGAGTTGTTTGTTTTATCTTTATTTGATGGAGTATTTTTATTTACAAATGCATCATTGTCATAAAGTTGTTTTGAACCAAAATGGAAAGCAGCCAATTTACCACCATAAGTATCTTTAATTCTTTGAGCCGCACTAAAGGCTTTTTCTTTTACGCCATATTTTCCTTTATAACCAAGAGCAAACATTCTGTTATAAACAGCCATTTGTTGATATGGATTTGCATTATATGGGAAATCTGAGAATTCCAAACCTCCCCATTTTTTCCAGTTGTCATATTCAATCCCAAGACCACCACCAGCGTATTCACCTTTATTAGCCCAATCTTTTGATTCTTTTCTCCAAATCTCTCTCATATAATTGTAATTAAGACCACCCATTGAAACTTGCCATTCATAAAGAGCTCTATCTCTACTAGGGGCCAATTTCTCTAGTCCTTCATAAAAACTAGTATATTGTTTACGAATTACATCTCTTGTTGTATTAAATTTAGGATCTGTTCCCATATTAAGACCAGGAACATCCAAGCTGCTTCCACGAACTCTTCCACCAGTAAAGAAACCGCCTTTCTTCCCAAATGTTCCTTGGTTGATTTTTTGAAGCATTCCGGTGCCATACTTATCAACAGCAGACTTCCGAACAACATACTCACCGCCATGAAGGATTGCGGGGATGCCTTGATGCATTGGACCTTCTGTTGGACCACCATTTCCATACGGGATAGCTCCACCATTAAAACGAACTGGGCCGAAGTTTGTGCCACCAATAACTGTATTAGGATCAACAGCAATCGACTTTGGAAGGAACTTAAGTTCCCATCTTTGTGGATTCTTTAACTGGAAGTTCTGATACATAGGAAGTTTGTCTGCTGCAAATTTATTCCAAGCATTCCAAGGAGATTTGTTATTCAGTCTAAATCTTGACCACCACTGACCCTGTGATGTAGTGTCTTGACCACTTGTAAGACCAAACACTGACCTAGGATCAAATCCGGGAGTTGGTTGATTACTGCCTGCTGGCACTCTCTGTCCACCAGCGCCAAATCCACTATTACCACTTGCATCGGTTCTGTTTTGAATTCGAGGAGCAGGGATTGTCGTATTATTAACAAGATCAATCGCTTCTTTAAGTTGAGCTGCGACAATATCCTTTATCGCAAGCTTTCTAAGAGATGCATCCATTTTCCCAACCAACTGGTCAAATGCACTTCCAATACCAGTCTGCCCCTTGAGAACTTCTTGCCTTGCTGCTTCGTTAGCGTCAGCAATAATCTTCTTGAAGATGCCCTTAAGGCTATCCTCTCCCTCTCCAGAATTTTTAGTTGCAATATAAGTCTTTAACTTCTCAAGACCTTCAGAATAAGATTTTGTAATTGGACCACTTGTGTCGAAAGCACTGGATATTGCAGAACCCTGACCTGTGAGCATCGATCTTGTTAAGCCAAGTATTGAGTCTGCATTTTCATTTCCAATACCAAATTGCTTCTTTGTTTCTTCAATTAATTTGTCGTATGGAATGTTAAATAGACCACCAGCAGAATTGGTAACAGCGGATATTGCTCCCGGAAGAGCTTCAAATGAAGTTTTGAATGTGTCATACAATCCCTTTGAGGTTTTTTCTGCTTCTTCAGAGATTTTTTTCCATTGCTCTGTTAATTGAGCTTCTGTTAATGTTCCATTCTTACCGACAGTTTCGACATACTCGTTGAAATCCTTAATTGCCTGATCAAATAATTTAGAAGCCTCCAACCTTTGCTTTTCAATAACTGCTTTTGCATCTGCTCTTGCGTTACCTTGAAGATCTCTATTCCTTGCAGTTTCTGCATCGGCATTTTCTTTATTGAAATCTGAAATGTTTTTTTGCTCTTCAAGGTCAAGTTGTCGTGCATCATCAATTCTTCCCTCATAGATTGCCAAAGTACGATTCTTCTGATAGTTCTGTCTTTGAAGTTCTCTATCCTTGATTCTCTGTCTCTTGTCAGCTTCATATTCTTCTGTTGCGGTAAGTCTTTGCTCAGCCTCAACCATTGCGTCAATAGCAGCAATTTGATCATCATAAGCCTTAAGGTACTCTTCTTTTTGAGTCTCAAGAATATCGGAGACTTCACTCTTGATTTTTGAAACAGCATCGCTTAAACCGCTTAATGCGGCATTAAAGAAGGTTTGCTTAAGGTTTGATAAAGCACTATTTACAGCATCCTTGAAATTGTCAGCAGCAGCATTTGCAGCAGTTGGGTCTTTAAATACTTTAGTAAGTAAATCTCTAAACGACTTGAACAGTCCACTTCCAGCGCCTTTTGGCATTAAGGAATTAAGAAGTTTATCAAAAGCTGCTTTACCTTGACCGCTGCTTTCAATGGCTTTAATCATCTTATTAAACTTACTTGTGATATCTGTTTGTGTCTTATCAAAGAAATTATTGGATACTCCTTGAGCACCACTACTTGCCATCCCTATAAGGGAGCCTAGAGGGCCTAATCCTCTAGCTACTGGGCTAAGATAGCTAAGAACTTTAAGTGGTCCTTTGATTTTTGAAAACATACCATTCTGAATAGCCTCACCCATTTGCTGACCGGCTTCAAAGAAAAGACTAACCAATGATTGAAGAATCTCTGCCATTGCAAGATTTAAGAACATATATGCTCTAAGATAAATTATTGATAAATAATATTGAACAATATTAGTAATTGCTTCCCAAACATTTTTAAAAGAATTTTTAAATGTTGCCCAAGCATCTTCAACACTTTTAACATTTCTGATTGCATTATCAACCATTCTAAAGTTTCCAGCGCTTGCTTCTTGAGTTCCTTGCTTGAAAAGATCTCCTGCTTTTTTAACCATATTTGCTTGTCTATTTGTTATCTGATTAAAGATTGCAACAACCAATCCAACAGTTGCTGAGGCAAATGGTTTAATTGCATTAAATATATAAACAACAATTTCTAGTGATCTTCTAATTGCTGGAACAATGTAGTCTTTTACAAAAGATTCAATTCTATTAGAAAGGTTGAGAATGAAATTTGAGAATGCAAGGAGCTTGCTTTTTGCCGAATCAGTTGCGTTTGCACCAGCCTCTGGAGCTCCAAGAAGCGTTCCGATGAAGTCTTCAAACGGGCCTGCGATTGCAGACAAGATGTCTTTAATATTTTGCCAAGCATCTTTAAAGTTTTTAAAGGCTTCTTCGTTTGTTCCTTTCCAAATGGTTGATGACTTAATGAGAAGATAAATTGAGCCAGCAATTGCACCAAGAATGCCAACTACTGGACCTCCAACATACGGGATTGTTTGGAGTGCAGAAGTCAGGTTCTGAAGAACATTGCCAGCAACAAATCCAAATTGCCCCATACCCATTGTTGCCGTATTGATGAGACCTTGAATACCACTACCTGCTGCACCAGAGAATGCTTGCTTTATCGAACCAGCAGTTCCGCTCAATCGACCAAGAACACCAGCTGATTCGACTTGCTTACCTTGTGCATTTGTATATGTTCCACCAAATATCTTTGCTTTCGCAATCTCTTTAAGAGTCTTCCCAACGCCCTGAAGACCCGTTCCAGCCTCCTTAGAGCTCTTATAAAGAGCAATTGCGCTTTGTGTTAAGGAAACGAATCCTGAACCAATGTTCCATACAGTCTTGCCAAATGGAAGCATCATTGTTCCAGCCCTCATGACCGACAGGTATAGAGAACCAACTGCTTTACCAGCAGAAACAGAAGCATCTATGATTTTAACAAGGCTAAGAAGGAATTTATCTTGAGAATCTGTTCCTCCGTAGCCAAATCTTGGTGGAGGGAATGGCCCCGGAGTGCGTGGTAAGTTCGGAGCAATTGGTGGAGAAACTGGATCGTCAGATGCCTTCCAACCGCTTCCGATTCCTGTAGCCCTACGGTCTAAGACGGATTGCCCAACGCGAACAGCGACTGGAATAGACTTCTGTATTTTGACGAATACAGCATCAACTGTTTTTGCCGTTGTCTCAATGACCTGCTCAGTTGTCACAATCACTTCCTCAACAGTATCCTCAAGTTTAATAACCGCTTCTTTAACTTTCTTCTGAGCAGCTGGTTTTGGAACAGTTTTGCCAGCAGTCTTGACAGTTGCTCCTGCTTCAACAACAGGCATAAGAGCAACAAGATCAATTGCCTTAATTGTTTCTTTATCAAGATTAAATATTGCATTATGGATAAGACCGGCAAGAACATCTTCACTTGCCTTTGCTCTACCTTCAAGTTTCATCTTTTCAGCAATCTTTCTCAATGTTCTTGCATCAAGTTTAAGAAGTTCTTCTTTTGAAACATTGTAAAGATTTAAAGCCTCAACAAGACCAGTAACTTGCTCAGCAGTTGCTTTACCACTTATTACATTACCTTTAATCTCTTTTGGAACCATTCCATAAATTTGGTTTCTTGCACCAAGAATTGCATTATAAATATTTTCAACAGTTAATTCACTATCTCCGAGAAGGCCTTGAATTTGAGTAATAAGTTTATTAACAAGTTCATTATCAAATTGATCAAGAGAAGTATTTACAATTGTTGAAACTCTCTTTGCTCTGTCATCAATATCTTTAAGAACCCCCGCCATAACCTCAGCAGGTGCTCCGATAGCTTGAGAAATTTGTTTAAACAGAGTTTCAATAACACCGCTAAGGTCAGGAGTTAAATCTCCACCGGAAGGAATCATGCTCATGATGTTTCTTGGTGTCATCATGTCAAGAGGAGATCTTCTTCCTCCTCTTGGAGAAAGGTCTGTTGACATTGGATCACCAAAACCACCGGCCATTGGCATTCCGAGGTTTACAGAACCAGTTCGACCTCCACCACCAGCACGACTTCTTTCACTAACTTTTGCTAATTCAGTCTTTGCTTCTTCAAGAGTTTTTTCTTGTTTAACGATTTCTTTATCAATATTAGCGGCTTTAACTTTAAGATTTTTAACAGCTTCTTTAACTCTTGCTTGTGCTTTTTCAGCAAAAGGCTTTCCCGGTTCAGACATTGAAATATCTGTTCTAAGACCAATAAGTTCATCTAATCTTTCTCTTGCTGCCTTTACGACTTGCTCTGCATCAAGAATCTCTTGAGAAACTTGAGTAATAGCATTAACTACCGTTGTGGAAATTGCATCAGGAGCTCTTTTGTCTGCATCTTCTTGGTTGAGAGCTTTCGACATGGACTCTGATCTTGATTTCCAATAAGCCTCTGCTCTTTCGCTGCTTGATGGAGAAGTATCTTCGATTGCTGGACCAGATATTGTAATTGGCTGAAGACCAATATCGACCCTTCTTGATTGTAGAATAGCAAGTTGTGCATCTCTTACTTTTTCAAGATTCCTAATATTTTCTTGCTCAGCCTGATTTCTTCTAACTAATTCATCATGTTGAAGTTTAATTGCATGTCTTTGTTCTTCTAATAAACTTAATTCTTTCTCAAGACCCTTAACAACATCAGCTTTTTTACGACCTTTGAAATATTCCTTTCCTTCTTCAGAGCCAACCTTAAGACCTTTTACATCTTTAAGTTTGCCTCTTGCAATTTCAACATTCTCATCTGCAATAGCAAGATTTCTTGCAACTTCTGGAGTTTCTTTGGTGACTTGCTTTTGGAATAATGCTAATTGCTCCATGTAAGCATATTGCAAATCGCTTGCTGTTTGCCTAAAGGCCGCTCTAATTGCTGATTTTCTTGCTCCCTCTGGGGCGGCATCTCCCCACTCTGCCTTTAAAGATGCTTCAGCTTTTGCGAGGTTTTCATCTAACCTCTTTGAAATATCAAAAATAGCATCTTCACCAGACACAAGTTTGCCTGGTCTATTTCTATTTTTAGAAATAATTTCCGATTGACCTTTAAGTTTTTCAATTACTTCGTTAATATCCTCATTAAGATTAGCCTCGCGCATTTCTCTTTCAAAATCCGCTAATGCAGCTTTTAATTCATCTATAGAAAATAATTTTGTTTTATCCGGGTCAGTGTCCATACCCGCACTAAACATTTTTTTAATAACTTCCATACGAGCTCTTGCATCGGCAATTCCTTTTTCAATTTTTGCACGATGAGCATTGTATGCTTCTTCTGTAAGTTTATCTAATGAACTAGCAAAGTCTATTTCTCTTCTGAATAGCGCTCTCGCACCTCTACTCTTTGCTCTGCCAAAAGATAATGCTCTTGCAACTCTTACATTTCCTTCAGTTACTTCACCAGTTGCTGGACCATATGATTGATTCAATGATTCTTCGGTCATCGACTTTTCAAACAGTGATTTACCTGTTCTAAGTTGTAAATTTTTTCTTAATTTCCGCCAAAATTCTGTACCTGTAGAAGTTTTTGTAAATTGTATTGCAGAATCTACATAACTATCATAGTCAAGTGGTTTTGCTTTTACTTTTCGACCACGACTTCTTCTTCCACCAGTTCCAAGGTCACTGTAAGTTAACTCCTCTAATGGAACAACGACACCTTCTTTTAAGTTTTCTTTTGGAATCATCATGTTTATTGCTTCATTCAATGTATGACGCAATGTTCCAACAATATTACCAATATTAAAAGCTTTTGTTCCACCTTGTTTTTCAAGAGCAATAAATGCTCTATTCAAATCTTGTTCAATTTTTAAAACTTTTTTACCAGCGAGCTCTGGAAGGGATTCAGATGCTGGAACAATTTTTGCAATAGCATTAATTATATTTTGAAGACTATCTGCCTGAATCTGTAGTGGCTTCCCGGCTTTATTTGTAAACTCTTGAATTTCATAAAAAGCTTGAGGAAGGATTACACCCATCAATTCAGCAAGACGAGTAAAGTCTTTAGGAGTAAAACGAAGTTTTTTAGAACCTTTAATACCTAAATTTAATTTTGCAATTGCTTCTTCAACAGAAACTTTTTTAACTTGCTGTGCGTTGGCAACCATTTCATTAATTGTTGAAGTTAAATGACTAAAGGCTCCAATAGTTCCTTCAAGATTCTTATCAACTTTAAGGAATGGCTTTCTTTTAAGTCTTGCTTTAATTGTTCTTGGACCAGAACGAACTACTGCGGCATCAGCCTTGCCCTGCTGCTCAGCCGCCTTTGCATCAGCTTTTGCTTGTTCAGCAGCAACATTGTCTACTGCTTTATCAGAAGCCTTCTTTACTGGAGCTTTTCTACCAGTTTTTGGCTTTGTCTGTTCAACAACCTTTTTGTCTTCTTTGCCTTGTTCAACAACAGTGGCAGCATCTGCAGTAGATTGCGCTTCAGCAGTATTATCGACTGCTTCTTCTGATTTTTTCTTTACTGTAGGTTTTCTACCAGTTTTTGGTTTTGTTTCTTTTGCTGTCTTTTCATCTTCTTTACCCTGCTCGACAACAGCAGTTGTATCAACATCAGCCTGCGCTTCAGCAACATTTTCCGTCGCTTTTGCAGAGGCTTTCTTTGTTTTTGATGTATCTTTTGCTGGAGGTGCGTTGTTGTTAACAGTCTCTTTAACTTGCTCAACAGTAGTTTGAATTTCCTCAGCAGCCTTAGCAATAACCTGACTAGGAGCAGATATGGCTTCAATGATTGCTCTTCTAAGTTGTGCAACTTTCAACTTAGGACTCTTTACAGTAAATCCGGAAACTTTTGTAATATTTAATGATTTAGCAAAATCTTGAAGTTGAGACTTTGTTGCACTATTAACAAAATCCATTGTTCCCTGCAATGCGCCCCAAACCTGTTCAAGACCAGACATTGCATTACGAACTCTCGGCCCTCTTTGTGCAGCACCACCACCTGCTGGAGCGCCCCCTGTTGGACTACCACCTGCTGGACTACCACCAGATGGAGGTCCATCTGGACCGTCATCATCGGGAGGAGGTGTCCTGCTACCCGTTCTCTTTATGTTTGGTGGAACAACAACAACATCTCCAGCAGGAGTAGTTGTAGTCGTTGCTGATCCAGCAGTAGACGCTACTCTTGTAAAGGCTCTAGGATCAAAACCTAAACTTGTTAAAACAGAAACAAAAGCATTACCCATTTCTAAGCCAACGACTCTACCATCAATAATTGTTCCAGTAATATCTGGCTTAATTCCGCTATATGGTTTTAAGTATCCATCAAGAGATTCATCAAATACATTTTTAAGTTGGTTTGATGTTTCTTCATATAAACCTGAATAATCTGCTGTTTCTTTTAATTTCAACTTTTTCTCAAGACGATCTGATACTCTTGTTCTACCTGAAGATTGAGCAGCAATCAATTTCTCCATTTGCTTTAACTCTTTAATTGTTCCCTTGAAAAAGAATTGATTTCCAACCTGAGTTAATTTATTTTTAAATCTCAAAAATGCATCAGAAGACGCAAGAAGTTCTGCAGAGATTGGATGAATTGATGATTTAAGATTTTTAAATATCCCCCCTGATGCTTTGAAAGAGAGAACGCTTGAATGAAGTTGTGCAAATGCACCACGAATCTTCATTATTGGTCCAAGCATTGCTAGAACTAGACCGCCAATTGTCAAGAATGCTTTAAAGCCAGATGGAATACCTCCAACAAATTTTGCAAATTTTTCTAATAATGGAACAACCACTTTTAAGATTGAGTCAAATACAGGAACCATTTCACGACCAAGCGCTTTGATGGATTCTCTTGATGTTTTGTATCTTCTGTCAGCCGTATCCAAGGCTTTCTCAAGTTCTAAGTTAAATGTAGCCTCTGCTTGAGAACCTTTGCCACCACCTGAAGCAGCAGCAAATAATGCTCTACCAGTTTCTGTTGTCACCTTGCCGAGAAGGTCTTGTCCTCTCTTGCTTTCTGAAACAAGATAATTACCAAAGTCTGCTCTTGCTGATGTGAATGCAGAAGCAACTTCTTTATCCGCATTCTGAGAAAGACGAATAACTTTTGACAAGTCAGAATATTTTGTCAATTCCATTTTGCTATATTTTTCACCCAAGCCAGCTTGTCCGGCTCTTTGTCTTACATAGTTTTCTAATTGCGTTGTTAACTGATCTTCAATAGTTCCAGCTTTGCTGATTTGACTTTGGAACTGACTCAGGTTCTGGAGGGCGACTTCCATTCTTGGACCCTGACGAACACCGAAAAGATCGGAGAAGAATCTCAACGCTCCTTCATCACCTCTTGTCCTTTTCAAACTTTCATAACCATCAGATAGTTTTTGAATTGTTTCAATGCCAACTCCAGCCTCAAAGTTGAAATCTGCTTGAGTTAATTTGAGTTCTTTAATTGCTTCTTGGTTCTTCTTTGTCATAGCAACTAATCTCTGCAAAGAAACTTTCACAGAGTTTGCTGAAGCACCTACTTGGAAACCAGAAGCAACCATCGGAATAATAAGAGCTGATGCTTCAGTCATTGAAAGACCAAAAGAGGTTGATGCTGCTGTTAATTCAGGGAATGCTTTCGCAATGTCTTGAAGTGCCAAAGAGGTTTTGTTTTCCAAAAGGTTGAACATCGCCAACTGACCACGAACTTGAGCAATAGAATCAGCATAGAAGAGAGCCTCCTCTGCTGGATCTTTGAAGCTAATTGCACGACCAGCCCTTGCAGCCTCATCTCTTTTAACACGATTAACTGTTTGATAAATAGACTTGATGAAGTTTGAAGCCTCAGTGATATCAACATTACCAAGTTTTTCAGTTGCTGCTGTTAAATCTGTTAATCCAGAAAGAGCCTTGATATCTGTAATTCCCAATTCAGCATAGTCGCCAGCAAGCCCCTGAACAAGATCTCTAGCAACACCATACTTGAGAGATATAGCATCAAGTTCTTTTCCAAGAGTTTTTACCTGAGCGCCAGCATCGGTATAAGAGTCACCCAGAAGTTTTGTTGTGCGAACAGTTTCTATTTCTAGTCTTCTATAGTTGGAGAATGCTGTTCTAAAGAAACCGACTAAGGGAAGTGTCAACCCCATTGACAAGCGGTTTCCAGCATAAGAGTACTTTGTAGCCAAAGAGTTTAAGGCATTGCTTTGTGCCATTAAAGATTGAGTATTTGAATACTTCTGTAATTCTTTTTGAATACCCAGTTGAGACTGCAACTGATTAATGAAAGCTCTTTGAACAGCAATATCCTGAGAAGTTACATTAGTCCCCCGGCTGTTGGCCATGATTTTATTAAGGCTGGCTATGGCTTCTTTTGTTTTGCCAAAGTGACTTGCTAAGATTGCTTGATTCTTAACAGCTTCAGTTACAGATCTATTATATTCATTAGTAGAGCCGCTTGTTACGGAAAGAGCCTGACTCAAACCGCGCATTGTCGATTTTGTCAAGTCTGTTGATCTATTTACAGCGTTTGTTACTTCAATAGTACTGCGAAGACTAGAAGACATTTGAGATAGGGCAGATTGAAGTCGTTGATCAATCTCAGCAGTTATCTCTACTCTACCATTTCTTTCAGCCATAATTATCTCTTTAACATTATTTCATACGCTTGTAAATAAAGCAATACTATATTTCTTCAATCATCAATCCGATTGGTATGCCCCTCAAGTCATTCTGACTAAGAACTTCTGGTGGAGCTGGATCATACCAGTCATCATTGAAATCAATATCTGCGCCCTGTGAAGCAGCCATAACTTTCATTGTCATATTTGTATCATTAGCACAGGCTCTATACAACAAGAACATTTCGTCTAGGGTGAGACTAGACTCCAGTTCAAAAATGTTTTTCCAAGCACCGGTTTTTACGAATATCTCAGATTCGTATTTGAGAAGTGGAATGTCCTCCCAAGCGAGAGGCTCACCAGTTCCACCCTCATCTGTTAGGAAGGGTCTGAACCCATTGCGGCGGCCATAAGCTCACCGAAACAACGAAGGTCAAGAGCGTCTTCCAACTTATCTTTATCTTCTGCTAACTCTGGATCAACAGCGAGAAGTGCAATTGAAGCTGCTTCAACCATCACATCGATGTCGTCATCATTGAGATTATCCTCAGTCTTAAGATCCTTTACAATCTTCATAAACTTTCTTAAGTTACGAATTGTCAAAGGTCTAATCGTTCTCTTCTTTCCATCAGCGAAAATAATCTCTGTTCCCAAGAAAAGATCTTTGTTTTTATCAGTTGCCATTTTTTATATACTCCTTAGTATCTAATCGGGGATAAGCAAAATCCCTAGGCTTTAAGTTTATCACATAAGCCCAGGGATTTTACCGAGATAATTAAGTTTTAAGAATTATGCCTGATCGATGATCTTGCCGTACTCGTAACCAGTGTCTTCTGTCTTTGGAAGAATGCGGAAACCAACGGCGAACACCGATGCCTCTGCTCTCTTCATGGTGACATTTGATGCCTCCATCGAGATTGCTCTCTTGGTGTAGAACTTTCTTGTCTTAATTGAACCAGCTGCTGAGCCAGGAGCGGTACCTTGAACAACAAGACCCTTTTCGTATGGGAACACAGACTGTGCGCCGAACTTAAAGGTTGTGGTGCTTGCACCGTCATTGTTTGCAATGATTGAAGAACCACCAGTATTCTGGTCATAGTTCCATGCAATTGCAAGGTTGTTCAATGTTGCTTCAGCCATAGTTGTCTTAACCATAACCTTCACCTTCGACTGAACGATTCTTGCTGCATCGCCATACTGGTCGATTTCAATATCAACCATGTCTGGCTCCCATGAGATTTCAACGCCATTTTGTGTAGCGCCAAGATCAGCAAAGCCATCCATTGCGGAAATTGTTGTTGCGTTGGCGGAATCGCCAAGCTTGATTGTAGCCTCACCGACTACGATATTTGAGACATTAACTGCCATTTAGTTTTCCTCCTAAATTATTCGAGGATAAAAATCCTTTTTCCTCTTTTGTCACGCCATTTAGCGATCTTTTTCATATGGTCTGGGTGAATTTCATCTTGTCTTCTTCCGATTCCAAGACCCTTATTCCACTCAAAGTCATAAGTTCTATTTGATATTCTCACCACATAGCCGGGAGTTTTCCCCACATATGTAATTGTAGTATATTTCATATTTACTATACTACCACAGTTATTTTACCACAACACAGATTCTGAAGTCTAAATTCATCCTATACCAGCCATTTATTTCCAAAGGGGCTAATAGGCTAGACCCAGTTTGTTGTGATGATAGGATTCTCACTGTAGTGCTGGTTATCCCATTCTGTTTAGCAACACCATCTCCAATACTGAGCAGGTCAATAAATCTCTCAGAAATCTTAAAAAGCCTATCAACATCTGTGTCAAAAATTGAATATTTAATGTAGTCATATCTTTCCCAATATGTCTCAACATTTGAAACCATTGGATTATAAAAGTAAACAACAAAAGGAGCAGGCTCCCCGTCTGTTGAAACAACTGGAAAGAAACTCATGGTCTTTCCAGCAATAGTTTGGATCTGTGTATCATTTTTTAAATATGTATTTACATCATAAACACTAATTGCCATAACCGCTCCTATTCAACCCGTCTTGCACAATGTCAACAATTCTATTTTCCATGTATGTTACAAGACTATCGATATCCATTCCTGTTTGATGATACGCTTGATATTGGTTTATACCTTCAACTATCAATGTGTATGAGCCATGATGATATTGAAAATCTATTACAATGTCGTCATTTCCTCCACCGAATAATGCCGGAAGTTCTTGTGCGAGAATACCCCTTGCTTCTTGTACAGAATTAGAAACAGTCATTTGAATGTTATTTTCCATACTGTTGATGTAGTCAACAACTGAACTAAGATTATGATTAATTTTTAAACCAATCATGCCTGCTCCACAACTAATCTTAGACTTGCTAGAAGATGGTGTTTTTTACCGTTCCATCCATACTTTGCTTGAATGGTTATAATCTCATATGGACCAGTTTCAAGAACATTGCCATATCTATCTTTTATATTTAAAATTCTTGAAGAACTCACAACAGTGCTTGCATATTCACCGGGAACAATCATTTGCAAAACAGGGATAAACTCTTGATACGGAGCAACCCTTATCTTCGTGCCAGCAGAATATTGATCTTCTGGAGAGTTAACAATTGCGGGTATTTTCTTATCTAATGTGAAGGTATAATACTTTTGACCAGCTGCATTCTCGGCAGTAGTCTTCTCATGAACCTCAACTGTGTGAGGATATCTCAAATAGCCTACTGAAGCCATTATCCAACATAGTCCATGATAAATAATGTGTAGTCCATAAGAAGAGTGTCTGCATCAATATTTCCTGTTGATTCATAAAAGGATTGTTTTGTTTGAAGTTTAACAATGTCAAGATCAACCGCATAAAAGCCATGTCTTCTGTATGTAGAGTCATCATTCAACATATCTGCAATAATTAAAATAGAGGCTTGTTTGACATTCTCTGGTACATACTGCCAGCCATAATCGCCAAGCACAGTGTATGTTGTTTTAGGTTTAAATTTATTTGTGTAAAGCATTACATTGATTGTGTCAAGAAGCGACTTCTTCCAGCGAAGGAAATACGTCGATTCAAAATTAAATGGTTGAGATCTAACTTTTTCAATATTTGTAATATTGTTATCAACATCATGAATGACTTCTTCCATTGTCGTTCCGACATCAGTAACAACTTTTTTAAGATTAAACAATGGGAGAGGTAAGTGGAGATTTTCCGAATTTGATCCATGCATAAAAATTGTCTTATTGTAGTAAGGGTCAAAAGATTGGCCGGTAAATGTGTTAACAATATTACGGACTTGCCTCTCGGATTTATCAAACTTGGAACCAAAAGTTTCCTCAAGTTCTGGATACTCCTCAAAGAATTCCTCATATGTCACATAGGGGGCGTAAACGCTAAATATTTGAGATTGCGTATAAGATGTGCCAGAAACCGTATATGTGAAATCAGCACGATACTTGCCACTTGAATTTAAAATATAGATACCCGAAGATTGTTGCCCATAGGTGATTGTATAAACACCTGCGCCCGTTCTGGTTGCGCTGGTCGGTCCTGACACCAAATCACCGAACTCATGGTACAGAGATACTGACACTAGATTTGATGTTGGGTCACTTGGCAGGGTTAGTGTGAGGGTTTTAGATGTATTGATCTTTACTTCATCCATTATGCTTTAATTATACAGCATACGGTTTTAGTTGGTAAATCTCAAAACCACCAAAAATGTTTTAATATCGATAAACTTGCCAAAACCACCCAAGCGACATTGAAAAGGATGATTGTTGGAAGGGTCTTGTGTGTTGAAGTCCAAATAAGAGCAACGCTGGAAATGATGGCGAAAATATATAACCACCAAAATTGCTTGCCGAGAAGAAGACCCGGAAAGATAATTGCAATCTTGGTAGCAAAGCCCCAAGCCTCTACTGTGTTAACACTTGTCCAGTATGAGCGATTACTCATGGTCTTGACAGCATTAATTATTTTTTGAAAAAATTCCATCTTCTTTTCCTTTCTGCTTCTTCATCGTTCTGCATTCTAAGTTTTCTATAGGTCTGGCTGTTGTCCGGCACTACAAGACTACCCTCACCCATCCCATTCCCAATGTGAAATTTATACATACTTTCATTACCGAAAATAATCTTATCAATGCCTTCATTTCTTTTAATAGGAACCATATGCTGAATAGGTGTCCCAGCGGGGATGGTGAATTCTTTATCCGTTAATACAGATATAACAACATGAATTTGATGGTAGAAATCAGTGTGGACAATACCAGGCATAATCGTATAGTTCGGATTTGGCTCATGAAGAATGGGCAAAGACATTAAGGAAACACCTTTTGGTGTAAAGAATCTCCAAGGAGAAACAAGCTTTGGATAATTAAAATTTTTCAATGCTCTATTTTCACCAACAGGACAGCCACTTGCGCTTTCAGCTTGAAAGTCCTCTACATGAAAAGAATAATTATCACCAAAAGAACTCATTTTATATTCAAATTTTACACCTGATGCACCTGGTCTAATAGTCACATCTGTCCACATGGGAATAATAAAACCGTATTGAAGATAATCAAAAGTCCCATTACATCTTCTTAAAGACATACTTTTGACAGGGAGAGAATTCCACCAAGAAGGCAAGTTCCCTTGCCCAAGGTAAGGAGGGATTTCTAATAAACGATTATCATCAGGGACAATTACAACTTCATTCCTTTTTGGCTTGGGGGTGTCTCCCTTAAACATTGAAATCTTATAATTGTATTTCTTTGAGCGATTTCGCATGGTCCACCTTTGCATGATCTGATTGTCTTATTTTAGCAGAATACATAGAGTTTTTTACAGCATCTCTGATGTTAAATCTACTTATAGCAAGCGAAGAGGCATCTCTAGACAGAACCTTTTGACCTTGGGCTACATGATAAAAATGCGGAACATGGAACATTTCATAATTACTTGTTGGTATGTCATTATGGAACGGAGGTCTTTCGCTCCACAAATCTAGTAAGTTTTGCAAATATTCTGGAACTGGTGTATTCGCTTGGTTTATCCACATTTCAGTATCTCTTCTGTCAGACATGTAATGAAGATAAATCATGGATAAAATATTTTGCATCATAATATTCATCTTCTTATTGTATTCATTTTGAACAGCAGTGTGGCCAATCTTGTACGAGGACAAATTCTCCACCAAACACCTCATTTGTTGAATTGTACCTCCAATGGAGGATGCTTCAATTGGCTCAACAAAAGCAGAAGATAGACCGATTGCAGCGCAGTTCTTTACCCACATCTTTTCGAGATGACCGGGGTCAAATTTAATAGTCTTTACTGGTTGAACCTCAAATCCAAGCAACGCTGACACTTCAGCAATTGCTTGATCATCAGTGCAAAAGTTTGTGGAATAAACATAACCATTACCTCTTCTTTGCTGAGTTGGGATTTCCCAAACCCATCCGTTCTGAATAGCCCTAGCCCTTGTGTATGGTCTAATTTCTCCAGAGGGGTCAGATTCGGTAGGGAAAGGGATTGCCGAATTCATCTGAAGATGATTGGAGAAAGACTTCCACTTAGCATCACTTACCTCTGATATAAGAATACGAGCCATCCCTGATGCATCAATCCAAAAATCCGCCTCAAGAATTTCCTGATTTTCCAGTATAACTGATTTAATACTACCATCTTCGATACTTAAATTTGTTTTAACGATTTTGCTATCAATGAAAAAAATATTTCTTTCTTGACATAATTTTGTTAAATAATTGTTGAGAAGGGCAGTATCAAAATGATATTGGTTCACAGATTCATGGGGTCTGTCAGCACGAACTTTGTTTTCTATCATTGCTCTTGATGCAATATTTTCAGTCAATGTTTTATTATTCTCAATAAGACCATTGTATAAGCCGTAAAAATTGTAATAACCAATGGTGCTTGCATCACTTACACTGTGGAAGTAATCAGGGGTGTGTTTTGTCCAGTTTTCAAATCTAATACCGTTTTTATGGGTTGCTTGTGTTTCATTTAAAAGTTCGCCAAGAGGGATGTTGCATGCATCCATAAACATTCTCCAATGTTCTGTTGACCCCTCACCGACACCAATAATTCCAACTTGAGATGACGAAACCACTGTGATGTCTATCAAGGGGAAAGCTGAGCGTAACATTATTGCACCGACTAAACCAGCGGTACCACTGCCAACTATTGTTATTTTATTCATTCTATACACTCCAATATGTGTTTAATTAATTTGATTATATAAAGCAATTAATTTTTCTAATTCTTGATTTGGATTTTGTGAAAAATAGTTCATTACCTCTTCATTATTATTAAAGTTTATACCATGAATAAGGCAAAAATCAAAAATTTTTGAAGCAAAACTTTCTTTTTCTTTTGCAATAACAGAATCTGGTATTGCAAAACCATTTTGATGGTTGCTCTTTATATTGGATAAATATGAATATTTGCATCTATTATTCATAAATTTTTTCAAAGAGTCTGGTGTCTGTGTGTTTTCGTCTATGTCATACACCTGTCTAGTTTCACCTTTAAGGTATCTGGCAACCTTCATATCCCCCTGTGAATTGATAATATCGGCTAAAACATCTTCTGGCATCCCAATCTCATTCAGAAAATCATATGCAGCCTTAGCAATTGGCTCTTGGTTACTAAATGGAGGCTTATATACCTCAGACCATTCATAAATGGTTTTTAAAGCACCGGTAAGAGTCCTTGCGTTTGCGTTTGCTCCTTGAGAGTCTTTATTAGGGTTTTCTGTGTTATCTGTGAATGTGCATAAAAGATGACCGACCCCTGCAATATCCATAAGACTTGCCGTTCTTTTTATTGAAAGTCTGTTTGGGAGTAAATAAAATGGCTTAACACCGAGCATTCCGTAATCACATCTTACAAAACTATCTGGAATAAAATTGTAGGCGAGTGACTGATTATCTCTCGCTGGAACTACCGATGAGTCTAGAAATGAGTAAACTACAAAAAATTCATCTATTTGTCTATCAAAATGTTCTTGAAAAAATTCATAAGCTAGGTTTTGAAAATATTTTTTATCCAAACCAGCAAAATACACATAATTATGGATGCCAGAATGAAACTTTTTAAAAGCAATAAGGGTTCCAACTTCTGTTGAAAATGTATCGTAATCGTCTATATCAATATCAACTAATCCAATTGATGTATTAAATTTAAGAATGACATCTCCACTCTCTTCTGTGAGAAAGTATGAGACATACAAAGAAGGATCGATTTCAGAAATATTTTTCATATATACCATGTTACCAGACTGTATTTCACACCGCTTTTTACAGGGTGAGCAATGTGCGTATAAGGAAAGTTTGAGGGGAATAGAACCAATGAGTTTTTTTCAAGTTTAATTGTCAAATCAAAATTATTGAACTCCAACTCTCCTCCTTCAAAATCATCGCCAAGACAAGCAACTAGGCTTAAAACTCTTCCATTGCTAGAAGAGTGGTCATGATGAATATGATATTCCCCTCCATCAAGATACTTCAAAAGAGCGTAACCAGAATCTGCGTTGAGGTGTAAATCAAAACATGTTCTATAATCCCATACGCATTCATCAATTTTAGAAAAAATATCTTTTAAAAATAAATCTTGTATATGTTTTAAATTTTTATTAATTGTTTCAGAAAAGAATAAATTCATTGACATCTCAAGAGATGTTCTATATTCGCTAGTCTGCCTGTCTTGGTCATCACCAGTGCTAGAGTAAACCCAATCAATATACGGCCAGTCTTTTTCTGTTTCTTCCTCCACCAATTCGCAAAAATTTTTACTATCAAAAGCGTTTTTGTAAACCCAAATGCAAGGAGCCTTCTCCTCTTTCTCAATTGACAACAAAACAAAACTCCTCTTCTATTTTTCCATCAACGACTATTCTACATGAATAATCCCCAATTTCTTCGCAAATAAATATAAATTTTGCGACATGAGATTCTTCATACATCGGTTTAATAATTTTGTTATTAACAAATAACTGAATTTTATTTTTTATAATAATAAATTCATTTTTATAATTAAGACTTTGATGGAACCCTTTTTTAACATTGCCTAATAATGTATAACCTCTATACACAGGTATAGAAACTACTGATACTTTTTCTCTATCGAAAATTAAACTTTCAGTGTGAGAGTTGTCTCCAATAATTATTTGCAAATAGTTTTTTGAAGATAGGGTAGATGCTTCTTCTAAAAAATCATCCGATGGACAATATATGACCCTATCCATCTTCTTAAATCGAATCAATAATTTCTTGAATATTTGCAATCTTTTGACTAAGCGAAATTACGCTTGCATATGACGCAGCCTGAAGTGGATCGGTGATTTCCGATGGGTTAGGAAGAACAAATGTCTCTGGATTTTCCCCTAGCATAATGATTTCCCGATAGTAATGCATTTCGAGTGTGCTCAACGCATGCTGAGCCATCTCTATTTTCTTTTCATTTGAAAGTGTGAATTCCATAAAACCTCTATTGATTTAATATTGTAAGAACAGTTCCTGATTGACCTGTTCCACCACCAGACACAGTACCACCAACTGTTGATGTTGTTACTGTATTAGCGATTAAATCTGTAATAACAATTATACCACCACCACCACCGGTTATGCCAGAAGAACCTGCTGTTGAAGAACCTGCTGCCCCACCTGCCCCGCCTGGATAGGGGTTGCTGCCCTGTGTTGAAACCGTTCCTGCGTTTCTGGCTCTGAAGTGAGAATGGTTATTGTCAACATGATGTCTTGGATAGCCTACATGCTCATGACTCGCAGGAATGTGGTATTTACCATCATGTTGGGCAGGCCAATGGCGTGTGAAATGTTGTGTGTCATTGGTTGAATTAAATGCTCCACTATAGTGAGTGTATGTAAATGTAAAAGCAATTCCAGTATGGTTTCTATGACCGGTATTATGTGGAATACCACTAATTGCAAAGTATGTTGATGTTAAAGTGTCAACATGAGGTGTATCATTAAAATCTCCATAATGATGAGGATTTGTTATAGGAGCTTGCTCTCCATGATTGTTATGATAAGCACCAAAAACATTGTTATTAGTATGATGGTTATTACCCGTATGAACATGGCGGTATGTGTGACCATGCAATCTATTTTGTGTATATGGGAAATGAGTGCCATGAGGAACATTGGGTGCAGTAACGGATGCGTGAGGACCAGTTGTACCATCCCCAGTTCTATAATGAGCAGAGCCATCAACTAAATGAGTTAGTGTTGCAGTAGGGGCAGTGTTGCCAACATTTCCCGTTGAACTACTTGCCCCGACATTTGCATTTTGTCCTTGAGATAAAATCACTCCAGAACCAATGACTTGCTTAGCAACAATAAGGACAACCGCACCTCCAGCGCCTCCAGCGCCTCCAGCAGATGCAGGTGGAGCCGTTCCGGGGCTTCCAGGACCGCCAGGAACTAGGGCATTTCTTGAGAGAGTTCCTGGACTGCCAGCCCCTCCTGCAGTTACGGTTCCGTTTGCTCCTGCCACTCCAGCAGCACCCCCTTTAATAGAAGTGATTACTCCAGATGAATTAAACGCTATGCCCGAAATAAGAAATTCAAGATTTGATCTATCAGATGCTGTAAGTTGAGAAGCAGTAAAAGTGTTTCCACCTGAGTTACCTCCAATAGATACACTTGTATTACCCGAACCGACGGCTAAACGACCAGCAAGAGTTCCTGTAGAAACAGATTGTGCAGATGTTATACCAATACTTCCGTTTACTGTTAATTTATTCTTTACAAAAACTTTAAAACCATTTGTATTTAAGTGAGAACCACTATTAATTGTAAGATTGCTATAGTACATATCTCTTGTTAAAGAGATATTTGACGCAATCACAACGGTTCCATCTTGACCGCTTCCATAAGCAGAATCATTACCTGATCTTTGAACAGATGATGAAGATGTAACTGAGAACATTCTTACTGGTCTAACAGAGAAAAGATCTGACTTCTCAGGGCCAACATCTCCAAAATACATCCATGATAATGCCCTAGCGGGGGCATTAAGATATATATTATTAGTCTCCTGTGTAGAGCTCCAATAGTTAACAACTCCTGATGTGTTTTCTACTAAATTTGCAATATTGCCATTGTCAACAAAAAGTACCTGAACTAACTGAGTTAATTCGTTAAATGACGGTAAGAACCAATCACTAAAACCTCCACCCCTGTAAGACTGAGCAAGTGCTGCTGCTGATGTAGCAGTGTTTGTATTTCCTTGAGCAATAATTGCCAAAGTATTGGCATAACCAGTGCCAAAAACTGTTCCAGTAGCGCCTGCAACATTTGTTGTTTGATATGCAGATTCTGCCCAAGTTCTTGAGGGGTCTGCTCCACTATTCCACCCATAAGGGGCGGCTTCAAAATATTCTCCAGTTGTATTGCCATCTGTTGATGGAGTAGCAAAGATAAGTCCACCACTGGGACCAATATCACCAATGTTGTATGAGACTTTTGCTTTGCTACTGTATCTTTCTACACCTGTCATACTAAACCAATTGAGAGTATATCACTGTGCCATTAGCACATCCTGTTCCACCTGTTACATCAGTTGTGATTCCAGCAGGTAGTGATGGATGGCTTGAAATTGCAATTATCACTCCACCGCCTCCTCCACCACTTCCTGTAAGGCCAGCAGCATCAAAGAAGGCAGTACCAGTTACGGAGATATAACGAGATGCAATAATCAAAACTCCGCCTCCTGCACCGGCAGAACCACCTGCCCCACCTCTTAGAAATAATGGAGTTGTATTACTTGCATTAAGGACATACCCCTTTACTGATTGAGTTGGTTGATACCAATATCCGGTAAGGGTTGCCGAGTTTGCCAAGTCTGGTTTCACCCCAGTGCCTCCTTGTGCAACGGTTGGAGGAGTTGCAGTTTGAGATGCGCTGTTACCGCCAAGACTATTGGTAACAGCCGTGTTGGTAGCACCGCCTCCTGAGATCGTTCCAGTTCCTGAGAAGCCAGTATTCATTGTGTAAGAGAGAGCTGTTCCCACTCCAATTGCAGAGTTTGAATTAAGAGTCAAAAGGTTCTTTACAAAAACTCTGTAACCAGCGGTGTTCAAAACTATATTGGAATTGACAGTAAGATTGTAATAAAACTTATCAGTCGTCAATGTTGTATTAGCAGAAATTGTTACTGTCCCATCAGAGCCAGATCCATAAATCGAGTCTGGGGCATCAACGAATGAATCAAAAACATTTACATTAGGAAATCTTTCTATACCGGCCATTATGACTCCTCAACTCCAAAGATTGTTACATTCAATGCAGAGTTGGCAGAGCATAAAAATGTAATCTGATCGCTATTCGTATTGTTTGCGATATTTCCGTTATTAATTAAAACCATAGAGCAATTAAAAGAAACGGTTTCATTAGGGCTAACCGTCACATTGCTCAGTATATCATGGGTATTAGCCTCAGATACATTGAGAGGCTTTAGTCTAATTGTTGCAGTTCTTGAAGAACTTGTTGTGTTTGTTAAAATAATTTGTTTAACAATTGTAGTTGTATTAATAGGAACAGTATATGCAACAGAACTAACCGTTGAAATCTGTGTTGGTCCAGCCAACCTTTTTTGACTAATTGGCATTATATAACCTCCATATAGAATCTGATCATATTGTCACGAACAGTATTTTTATTTACCCATAAACTACCATTATATTCTAAAACCTGTCCTGATGCTGGGGTTGTAATGGAAACATCATGAAGTTCATCTATTTCATAACCATTCTGCGTTGCGACATAGACAATTCCGTTATTTGTTGCACGAACAACAACGCCAACAAAGACAAGGTGTTCTGGCGCAGATGGTTTTGTTTTTGTAAATGCCCCGTCTTCTCCAAGCCAGAGAACATCGCCAGCAGAGTATCCAACAGAAAGGTCAATACCATCGACATATCCGCGAGTGACCACTGGGCCATTCTCAGATGCAGCGATACTAGCAGCAACCAAACCAACCGTTTTGGAGGATGTATCGTCAGAGTCATTGTCTGCTCTTTTTACAGTTGCATGATCACCTGTTGCTCCAAAGAGATAAACAACAGTTCCTGTGGTTAATGTTGTAGACTCTGCGTTTCTAACATATGAGACCACAGAGGAATGTTTATTAACCCAATTAGTTCCATCATAAACAAGAGATTGAAATTCTTCTGGAGCTGTGATTACAGCATCAGTAAGATCATCAAGTGCTGTAGAACTAATACCGACAGAGCTAAATTCAACAATGGTATTTGAGCCATTCTTGTAATAAAGTTTACCGTCAGCGTAATTAAGACCTAGTTCGCCATGTTCAAGCGTAGAAGGTACCGCAGAGGCTGTTCCTGAGTTTTTAATCTTAATGGTATTAGCCATTACTTCCTCCTAATTAGAAAGTACCGCCATCTACTGTATCAGACCATGAAGGTACGCCTGCAACAACCTTTAAGAATTGTCCAGTTGTTCCAATCCCCAACTTAGAAAGTGTATTTCCAGATGAGGAATAAATTAAATCACCAGTTGTATAAGATGTAAGGCCGGTACCGCCAGATGTCGAAGCAATTGCTGTACCATTCCACACACCAGTCGCAATGGTTCCAACTGATGTCAAACTTGAGTTTATGATTCCTGAACCCAATGTTGTGTTTGAAAGAACTGAAGTTCCACCAATTTCGAAGACTTTTCCTGCAAGAAGGTTAAGATCTTCTGAGGAAGTCCATGCATCAGTTGCATCAACCCAGTTAAAGGTCTTGGTTGTTGCACCCAGAACAGAAATGCCAGCACCATCAGCAGTTGTGTCTGTTGGGGTAGCAACATTTGCAAGAACAATATTCTTATCCTCTACTGTCAATGTTGAAGTGTTAAGGGTTGTCGTATTTCCATTAACTACAAGATCTCCAGTGACAGTGAGGGTGTTACCGATTGTCACATCGTCTGGGAGGCCAATTGTCACAGCACCAGTCCAAGGACCAGTTCCTGTACCAGAAACAGTAACTTCATTGGATGTACCAGTAACTGATGTTACAGCAGCGGTTCCTAAGTCGCTAATCTGAGAGCCTGTGATTGAAACAGCGCTGTTACCAGCAGCAGTCAACCGACCTTGAGCATCAACTGTGAAAGTAGCAATTGTATTAGCATTGCCATACGAGCCAGCAGTTACTGCTGTGCTATCAAGATTAATCGTAACTGTGTCAGTTGTGCCAGCGGTTGATGTCAAACCTGTTCCACCAGAGATTGTTAAAGTATCTCCAAGAGTAACTGTTTGGCTTGAACCACCATCTCCAGCTAAGGTGAAAGAACCTGAAACTGCACCAACTGCCTGATCAACATAAAGTTTTGTAGCAGCATGTGTGTTTGCTGTTGGTGTTGGAACAACTACTGTTCCAGTGAAATCTTTGTTTCCTGTAATTGTTTGAGCACCCGAAAGTGACACATATGCTCCAGTACCAGCGATTGCTTGCACTGTTGTAGCAGTTCCACCTGCACCTCCTGTTCCTTTACCGTAGTAAAGGACATCATCTACCTCGTTATATGCAAGTTCTGCATTTTCGAGCGAACCCGGAGCGCCAGCATTGCCTGATGCCCTTCTCTTAATTCTAATTGTATTTGCCATTAATAATTTCCTCCGTCTAATAGCGTGTTTGCAATTGAGTGGACATGATCCGCTCTGCTTGCAATCTCAAGAACACCGCTATTCGCAGTCCTTGCTATGTCAGATGGCGATGCATCTGATAATGTTAAAATCCTTTCAAGTGTTACTGTTGCTGGTGCGCCAACAATTGTCGTCACATCACCATTCTGAACGCTTAAAGCAGTAACATCGCTGTTTCCAACGATAACATTACTTATATCACCAGTATTTACTTGTAAAGTTGTTATATCAGCCACGACTTACTTCTCCTGTAATTACCAGCTTGCCTCCCATTAGTGTTGTCACATATGAACCATTTGTTTCTTCAAAGTCATAATAATATGTACCAACACTAATGTTTGAAGTATCGCTTGGTTGAAGAGTGAAAGTAACAATTCCATTTGCAGCATTTGTAATAGCTGTATTAAATGTAAGCAAAATAGAGCTCGATGCTTTTGATTGACGCATCTGAACCCTATATGTTCTGCCAGTAATGTTTATAGCCGTATTCGCACTGTTTTTAATACGAACTTCATGGGTATAAGAATCACCTTTATAAATTGTTATATCTCTAGCACCGGCCATTTGTTAACAGTCGCACTCCTCGCAACCACAATCGCATTGATCAACACATTCGCAACCACAATTGCATATTTTACTTCTACTCATTCTAGCTCCTAATTAAGCCGCACCGGGCTTAGGCAAGGCTCTCCAAGCTGCCTCAAACTTTGCTGCATCTTTTGCCATTTCTGGAGAAAGCTCTAAATGTAACCACTTCCCTCCAAAACTACCAGCATTATCAGACTCGGTAAAGATTTTTACCCCAGCCTCGTTTTCGCCTCTTGAGCACCTAAAACCGCGACCATACCCCTGATTCTTATCTTTAGGATTTGCATCAAATGCATAGTCATGAATTTCTTCAATACCTAACTCTTTAGTGTACTTAATAAACCAGTTCCACATTTCAACTCCGACCTTACGATCTGTGTAACCAATGTCGCATGCAGCACCAGTTGCGTGTACACTTAAGAACTTCTCCATGCCTGGATCACCGATCTTCTTACCAGCAGTCTTAGAATTTCTCATCAACCGGGGGGAGTAGATTCCCATATTGGATGTCTTCCATCTCTTACCGCAAAGCTCAACTAACTTCTCGGTTCCAGGCTGTGCGCCTTTCCCATCAAAACTTGGATAATAGCTATATTTTCTTGGCATTATTTACCTGCCTCAGTCTTGCCGAAAGCAAGGTCTTTTGGATTTACATAGCGAAGAAGCACTGGGAGCGCTGCAGCCCAAAGAGCATTTGCAGCCATTTTTACATCACCTGTTGAGACATAAACTGCTACACCAGCTCCTAAAACGCTTCTTCCGTAAGAGGCGAGCATTGCCTTATTTTGTTCTGAAATCTTAATCATACAATCTCCTTTGTGATTAATAATCACTTGATTACATTATACATTAGTCTTCTTCATCAGGCTTAGTTTTTGCCTTGCTGAAAATTGCTTGTATTTCATCTTCAGAGAGTTTTCCGTCATCTAGGAAGGCATTAGCAAGCCCCTCAATGACCTTTGCAACTCCCCCAATTCCGGCCATAAAGATAGCCTGTGGAAGACTAACTCCGGCAACTGCACCTGCGCCGATAACGCCAAGACCAGAAGCCCCAAAGACCGCGAAAATTCGAAGTAAGATATTTTTTGTATTACTCATTGTTTTCATCCTTTTTAATTAAAACACCCAACATATGGATAAGAAATGCAGATACTGTTAACCATAAACCATATGTTCTTGTTTGACCAGATAATGTAATTATCACAATTACACCTCCAGATAATGTCCATGCAAGTGCATGGAGTTCGTTTAATATTTTTTTAAACATTATTTTCTCCTTGATCGGCTACCGCCCCGATCTGTGTTACCAGAACCACCGCCTCCAGATGGTCCTCCTCCTGCTCCTCCACCCGATGGGGCAGAGCTGCCTCCAGAGGGCATAGGAGCCGTTGTAATCGTTGTTAAAACCGTTGTTACGGCAATCAGTGCTCTTCTTGCTTCAACATCAATTTGAGAGCCTGTAGGCACATAATCATCAAGCCCCTCACCAAAGATGTCAATCTCCTGTTCAAATGTTTCTTTGACATCCTCTGGAGCATTCGTCAATGCTTCAACAAGAGCATCCTGCTGTGCTGCTGTCAGTTCACTTATAGAAATTTCTTGAAAAATTTCTTTTGCATCTTCAGCAGATATCGCCTCAAGAATTGCTGAGTTTGTTGCAATAGAGGCGGCTTCTTCGGAGCTAACTCCGTCATTTATAATATTTTCAATTGCAGAAACAATTTCCTCTTGTGACAACTCCTCTGTGTTATTTAATAACTCAGTAACTTCCTCATCAATACCCTGTGGTGGTTGAGTAGTTGTTGTAGTGGTTACGGGTGGTGTTGTGGTTGTGACAGGGGGAAGTGTCGTAGTCGGAGGAACAGTTGTCGTTTGTGCAACAGTTGTGGTAGGTGCTGAAATTGTTGTAGTCGTAAACGGAGAGATGAATACAGAGGTCGTTGTTGTTTCTGGAATTGTTGTAGTCGTGCTGGTTGTCGTGCTTGTAGTAGTCGTGCTTGTGCTTGTAGTAGTGCTGGTTGTCGTTGTAGTTGCGGTTGTAGTTCCAGAAACCGTCTCTGAGAAAAAAGAGTAAATAGATAAAGAGTCATTATCAGCTCTTACTCGGAATTCACATGTTGCACCAGAATCTAGATTTTCAACAATTGCAGTTGTTACTGTTGAGGATATTGCAAAACCAGTTGACCAACTGTCACAAGACCAGAATATTGCATATCTCTCAACTTGGGTATTCGATTGTAGCGGTGGATCCCATTCAAGATAAACCTTGCTTTCATTAACGGATGAAACTCTTAAATCAATGGGAGGATTCAGATATGGAGCAACGGTTGTGGTTGTTGTACTGCTGGTGGTAGTTGTTGTTTCCGGTGCATTTGTAGGGACACTGCTCGATTCAAATGTGTAAGTGCTCCCATACCATCGATTCGGATCACCACAGCAAACACCAGTCCTTATTCGATAAATACCAGTATTTTGGACTGGGTATGAGATATATGAATCTAGACCGAAATGGTCATCATTAGCAACAAGCACTTGGTTATTACTGTCATAGAGCCATAACATGCTGTCAATCCCTCTTGACTGAGCAAAGGTTCTTATTGTAAAAGTTGTACCTGACTCAAGCGTAAAAAAGAAATCATTAGCCCCATTGGTTTCAAAAGTCTCTGCTTTTACAGGGCTTGAAAATAATGACAAGACCAGTACGGGAGCTATAATCCAAGAGTTTTTTCTAATTCTTAATCTTCTCACATAGCAATTGTATATGATATAGAATTAAGTTGCGTACTCAACTCCACTAATTGAAAAAGTAAGACTAGCTGCTGGTTGAGAAATATAAATTTTAGAATTAGCAGGCAATACAAAGATGCCGTCATAAGCAACTGTTTCGTTTGGTGCTACCGTAAATGAACTAAGGATTGCGTTGTTGTTTGCTGATGCTGAGACCCCAGATAGAAGAACATGCACATTACATGTCGCTGAGCTGCTAGTCACATTGCAAATATTCATATTTTTAACAATTGAATAACTACCTGTATTGCTTGATACCGTATATACATTAGCTCCGGTATCTGCTCCAAGATATAGAAGTTTTGGTGTTAAGTTTGCCATTTAAATCCCCATCCAAGCAATAATGCTTGTGTCATTTGTAACAGTATTCATATCCTGAATAACTGTAGCGTCAAGAACATGATCAATCAACTCACCTATTGTATGTTCTGATGCTGTTGTTCCATCATAACCCCTTTCAGATACAGTGAAAGTGTTTGATGATCTTGAGGAACAAAGAATTTTTTCTTCAAGAGCAGTTCCTCTACCGATTGATATTACAAAAGGATTGTTGTCTCCTGTTGGAAAAGAGGATCCATTTACACCGCTAAAAGAAGTCGCTGAGTTTGAAATATTAGCAGATAATGTTGTTCTCAATGCGTTTCCTACAAATTCTCTTCTAATCATAAAACCTCTTAGTTGATTGAAATGCTCAAATCTCCAGATGAAACTCTTAAAGTATCTCCAGATGCAAGCGACTTACTAGCGGCCAAGCCTCCATAAACAAGAATGTTTCCGCTTGTTAAAGCATCACATACTGCAATTCCAGTAACAACACAGGTTGGCATCGATGTGAAGTCAACATTCGTATTATTAGTGGCAGCACCAGATGAAGATGCACCAAAGGTAATTAATTTTCTTGCATAAGAACCACCAGTGACCTCTGTTCCAGAAGTGCTATCTGTTGGTGTTGTCGTATACAAAGCCAAGTAGACATCTGCTGGCATTGTGTAAGAGGTTGTTCCTAAAATATGATCAAGAACTTTATTTTCAAGATAATCACTTAGATTACCGGCCATACATTAATCCTCCTTGGAATTAAGATATTCTTCAATTTCAAATTGATTAGCTCTTCTAAAGTTTTCAAGTGTTAAAAGAAAAGCAAAATCTTCGTCTGATACTTCTTGAATTGGATTTTCTCTTGTAAAAAAGAGATTTTGAGAGCTATAGCCAGCACCAGACTCAAATACAATTAAATTAATTTCAATTGAATTCTTTGTTGCTTTTGCCTCAGTAGAATTTTCTGCATTAACCTTTGGTTTTGCAGGGGCTTTTTTTGCAGCAGCCTTCTTAGCAGGCTTTGCTTCTTCTCCCATTGTTGATTTTGATGTAACGATGTTGTCAGTCATAACTAATACAATACCATACTTATCTGTATAATGCGAAAGGGAGGGGATATTTCACCCCTCCCAATCACAAATTTTTTAATTACTAATTACAGTGAACGAAGCTTAACATTCTTACCGATTACATATGAATCAGCATTTTCAATGTTGCTTGCAACTCTCATGTACTGGGTGTACTCGATTGTGTCGGTCTTTGGCTTGAACTGACGATAAACAGTAATGTCACGGTGGATACCGATAACACGGTTGTTCGGGAATGTCAACTCAATATGACCATGAGAACCGCTTGTGCCTGAGTAATCTCCTGCAGCAGCTTCTGGCATGAGTGGAACTTCAATCAGTGGAATACCGAATGGGGAGATGCCTGTTGAACCGGCACCGCCATTACCACGCATTGAACCCTGAAGGAATGCCATATCACCAACGGTAGATGCTGGTGATGGTGCGCCTGCTGTTGCAGCTGTTGCTGAGTTAGGATTACCAAGTGAGTAAATCGTGTCTTGCACAACACCTGAACCGGTGAAGAACCTCAACTCATTTCTGCGCTGGAGATACTTCGTTGGAAGGTTGCGGAGGATACGGTCATATGTTGCGCGGGAAACTTGCGTTCCTGCCTCATCGACTGTACGACCATTAGCTCTTGCAAGCTTAATAAAACCATCAAGTGCCTTGATAAGACCATTGTTTGAAGATGTATTTCCGTTGATGAACAAATCGTCAAGGTCGTTGGCTGTTTGACGAGCCATGATCTGTGCGATGTGATCTTCAAGAGAAGCACCTTCAATGTTGTCTTCAAGAGACTCTGTTGATACTGCCCAGTCAAGACGGAGCTTAACTGTGCTCAGCGAAACTTTGCTGAATGTAACGGCTGCATTTGCACCGTCATCTGTTGCCTCGGTTGCCTTGGAAAGCAAGCGAGTGCCAACGGAAACCTTATCGATTTCCATTTGTGGTGTACGCATGCGAACGACTCTTGCGTTCTGCATGAGGACAGACTGATCAATAACGAAGTCAAGGAAACGATTTGACTGAGCTGGTTTCATTAAACCACCAGAATCGTTGCCAACAACACCCGTTGTTACTTCATCAGCTTTTGAAAGAATTTCTTCTTGTGATGCCATATATTTTTTCCTCCTACTTATGACTTATAACCAAGTGCGTTGATAACGCCCTGTGGCAGATAAACATTGTTCCAGATAGACTCGGACTTGGTGATTGTTTCATCCTCATCCTGTTCTTCCGGGTCAACGCTCTTTTTGATAGCACCAGCGTTAGCGAATTTACTAACCTGCTCTTCTGTCTCCAAAAGTGCCTTTTCTGCTGCTTCTAATTTTTCTTGAAGCTCAACTGTGTTTGCTTCAAAACCCTTTGTGATGGTGTCGATTTTTTCTTGAACCGATGCTTCGATCTCTTCTTTAATTGAAGTAGCGAAGGTATCCAGTTTTTCGTCAACCACAGCACCGAGAGCTTCTTTAAGGATTGCAATATCCATTTCTTCCTCCTGTGTGTTTTCAGTTACTTCAACTTGTGTTGAAGCATTCTCTTGAACATCTGGAACAAGCCAATTTACAAGTCGCTTAAGAAGCGAAAGTCTATTAATTTCTTGTTCATTCATGCTTAAGACCATATCATAGTTTACATCATTCTGCAATGTTTCATCTTGCGTTTTAATGATTTCTACGAGTTCTTCAATTTTATATGAACTCATTTCTTTTTTCTCCTTTTTCTTTTTTGGTATTGTAGGTGTAATATATCTATTACCCTGTGTTGGATTTTTAATTCCAGAACCCATTCCGGAAGAAGTTACCTCTCCTTCCTTTTCCATTTCAACATGGACAGACTTCTCTTTTGTATTCTGATATCTTTCAAGAAGCCTTCTACCCTTTGCTGCTAATTCAGCAGCATCTTGCATGTTTTGAGGTACAGGCTCACCCCAAGCAGCGGCTGAAAGCGCTAAACGAGTTGGATCTCCGTTTGGTTTCTTCATTGGTCCAGATGGATTAGTGAAGAATCTTGTTAAGAAAGAACCTTTACGGCGCATTTTTTCAGGAGTATCTGCGGCACCTTTAACTCCGGGTTTCAGGTTTGCGCCTTCTGTTTGTTTAAAGTGAGCACGACCAGCAGCAGTAAGACCACCTTTTGGATCTTTCAATGGAGCTTTTGCTTTTTCAAAATTAATATCTTCAAGGGTATCTAAAATGTAATCGAGATTACCATCTGTATCCATTTTGATAATATCAACAATTGCTAAAGCGTTTGCCGGATTATCAACAAGACTAAGTTCACCTAATGTATATTTTTTAATAACATTTACAGGGCGACCTCTAAACATCTTCTCTGTAGACTCTGCCTTCTCCATGATTTTACCGCCAATAGAAAAAGCTTTAAGGGTTCCATCAAGAACCTTTTCCCATGTATCCTGAGCACCTTTTGAAATGTAAGCACTTACCTTGATGGCCTTATATTTCTCGCCATCTTCCGATGTAATCTCAATTGGTTCATAACTAATAGCTTTACCGACAGCGATTGGGTGGTGCATTTCACGGATATTTCCACCCCAGTTTTTAAATGCCTCTAAGGATGCGTTGAACTCAACAACATCCCCAGACTTATCAATATTATCAGCGGTTGCGATACCGCTTACGATTCTTTCCTCTTTCTTGATCATATCAATAGGGAAAGATAAATTAAAATTTTCCATAAAGACCTCGTAATCTAAAATTATACACTATATGTTATATATTTAACCAAAAGCCATAACAGCAATTGTTACACCAGCTGTGATAACTTGAAATTTTGTATAATCTCCGTAAAGCTCAACATAACCAGCATTGCCTTCAGCAGTAGATGGAATTAAAACTCTTAATGGTCCACCATTAACTTCAACAACAGCATCTGTTGCATTACTTGCATTATAAAATTTAATAGAAGATGTGTGTCTTCCAATACTTACCACACTGTCAGCGCTAGTAACGCTAGTGTCTGAATAAACCAAAGTTTGCTCACTCATTGTTTTCTCCTTCGAATACTTTTACAGTATCCACATTGTCACCAGAGTCTTGACTCTGGCCTCTTTCTTTTTGATCTCCAGAACCCTGAACACCGCTTGGCGTAGCGCCGCTATCAGATCGTGATTGCGGAGGGTTTGCGGCAGAACCATTTGAATTACCAAATGGAGCACCAGCAGACTCTTCTTTCTTAATCTTTGTTGGGAAAGGAAGCATGTCATCACCATCAGACTTTTCTGGGAGGCCGATTTTAGCTCTGACTTCATTTGGACTAATAACCTCAGTTCTGAGATATCTATCGTGAATTCTTGATTCCATATCTTCATCAAGAAGGTCAATCTTCTTTAGCTTAAACTGGAGAAGGTCTGTAAATTCAGAAAGAAGTCTATTAATCTTCTTCTCGATAACAGCTTGATCTGGTCCAATAACCTGAATCTTAAATGTTTTATCTGCATCTCTTGAAACAGCCAAGTTTGCATTGTCATAGACACCAACTTTTGGAGCAGGAACTCTGTTTGCAATCAAGATTTCATCACGGTTTGATTTACGATACTTATCGAACGAAGCATCTTGCACACCGGCTTCAAGTTTTTCAAATTTAATATCAGAGTCGCTACCAATTCCAGCAGGAAGGGGGACAACCAATGTTCCGTGATTCTTGCCCTTAATCTCGTTTCTAAAATAGTTAACAAGTTCCATTTTTGACTTGTTGCTAAGTTTTGCGCCTTTCAGAATGATTGCGTATCTTGGAATTGCTTTATTCTCAAAGTAATCAATATTGTATTCTTTTGCGAACTTATCGCCAACAATAGCGGCAGCAGCTGAAATTGCTGCAGGAATTCCGTAGTAAGTGCTGTTTGGTGAATATATCTTAAAGTGAATAATTTCGTTTGGGCTTGGATCAGCATTGATTGGGTCATCCATTTCTAAATCTTGGAAGTTTCTAAAGAACACTGCTTGAATCTTATTAGCTCTTGACAACTGAACATAGCCATCACGCTTTCTTCTCACTCTAATCATTGTTGCTGGAATATGACCGATATAGCCGACCTTGCCAGCATTGTTTCGACCAACCTCAAGGTAGCCGTTTCCAACAGTTAAACAATCTTGCCAAACACGAACAAGTGTTTCAATTAAAGTTTCTTCAACATTGAAGTCTTCAAACAGTTGCTCAAGCTCTTCCCTTGTATCTTGAAGATTTCTACGAACTCTTTCAAGTTTCGCCTTGTCATCTTGGGCTTTTTCAATTCTTCTTCTTGACTTTAATGTTTCTACAAACTCAAAACCAAGCCCAACGGTGTTCATAACTCTTGCATTAATAGCAGCATTGTGAATTGCACTCTGGTCGTAAAGTCTTGCCAAGTTATCAAGATCGTAAGGAGGATTTACAATATCCCAAAGTGAGTAGCCATTAACAACCTCTGGGTCCAAGTACTTAGACTTTGTTCCATCCTCGCCCTCATGTCTCTTTTTCAGAGAAATAGCTTTTCTCTTCATTTTTGGAGGAAGAGAATCTATTTTAATAACGGAAAATGGGTCAACACTTTCTTCGTAGGAATCTGAAGAGATGTAAGCAATGTCCTCGATTTCAACATCAGAAGACAATTCGTTTTCAACATGAACCATTCTGTTATCGTTCATTTAACCCTCTGATGAGAGAAGTAGGCATCAAGGATGTCTTCATAGGGATCTGCGACCAGACCGTTAGAGAGTCTTTCTGCTTGATCGTCTTTTTCTGATGCAGAGATTTTTCTTGCACCAGCAACCCAACTCACCTTTCCGACATCACTGCCTGTCCAGTATCTAGCAGCCTCTGCAACCTTTTTCTCAATCACAGGATCATTCATTAAACCTTCGGCACAAAGAACACCATCTCCATCTGATAGTGGAAGACCATCTTCCATTATCCAAAGGCAGACACCATAAGATCTCTCTGGCACCCAGATATTTTTACTTTTAATCATATCAGAAGTCATTTCAGTACAATTCTACATTACTTTCTTTATTTTATCTACACTAATTGGTAAAAAAGATTAGATATTATCTTTAATCAACTTAATTTCACACGCATCTGTTGTGCAATATGCTTCTCCAACAGCATCAGCTGCCATTCCTGCATAAACACCAGCAAAATCGATTGGGAAAAGGTCTAATGTTTCCTTAATGTATTCACCTTCTGTTATTTGCGTGTATGGCATTTGAGGATATGTGAAGTTTCCAGAAGGTAAGAAGGAAACAGTTTTCAACTGACCGTCATACATATGCAGAACCGTTCCGATATGCTTTTGCTCAGTTTCTGAATCAAAAGAAATTGTTACAGAGACAGAGTTGTCTGACCAGTAACGCTGTGCAACAGAAGCGATAGCCATCTTTTCAAAAATGGTCACATCTTTTTCCGCTCTTTCAGAATCAGACTGAATTGGGAAGAAAACAACAGAGGTTGTTTCTGGAGATTCAGATGCAGGTTCAACTCTATAGTTTGCCATCTTGAACAGAGGAAGCATTGGGTCATCATTTCCAAAACGAATTGCACGAAGGAAGTATTTTCCTCCTGGTGTCCAGTGAACTCCTGGTGATTCGCCGGCGAGGATTGATACTGTTCCAGATGGCTTAACCGTTGTCATCTTGATTGATTCACGGATGCCAAACCATTCTGAATAGATATTGTCATATCTCTTAACAGTTTCGTATCCACTATCCATCCATTCACGAAGAACGGGGATTCCGTTAATATCAGCAAAGTTTGCGATTCCAGACATTGATGCACCAATACGGCGGTTTCTCTGCATAATTGCATTTGTTTTTTCCCAGTGTGTTGGGAGAAGAGTTACAGTTTTTGCGTACAGGTAAGCGAACTTTAAAGTTCTCTTATAGTCCTCAAGAGAATCATGGCGATTTAAATAAGTCTCAACGAGCGTACAACACTCATACGATTCAAGCGACTGCTCTGCACACGGATTATATCCAGCAACACGCCAGTCTTTATTGTTTGGTGGATCAATTAAACGACCATACTTGCGAGACATGTCCATCCAAATAACACCGGGTTCTCCGTTAAGAGCAATACCGTCAACAATGTTGGAGATATCAGCCCCAACTGTTGTTTCAATTGAGTTATTGCTCATCCAACCCCAACCCGGATTTTCTGGGTCATAAGAGTTTCTTTCTGGATAAACGGATGCGTTTTTAAGATTCAAGAACTCTTCTGTATTTCTACCAATAAAAAGTTCGGCAGAACGGCGAACATTTCCCGAAACAACACAGACACCAATAAGATTTCCAATGTCAGCAATATCTGTTGATGTAAGTTTTTCACCAGCACGACCTTCAAACATCTTCTTAATTGCTTTATGAAGTTTGATCAAAGGCTCTGGGCCTGATGCTGTGCCACCAAAAGTAGCAATTGGTGAACCGTATGGGCGGATGAGGCTGTAGTCAAACTCAATAGCATTCTGATATGGCTTAAGATAAGAATTAATCAAATCACCAGTAGCTCTTGCCCAACTTTCGCGGTCATCAGCAATAACATCAATCACCGTTGTTCTGTTTGGTTCATAGATAACAAAATCTTTATCAGAACCCTTATCATCAAAACCAACACCGATGCCAAGCATTGAGGCCTCCATCAAGAAAGTAAAAGGCTCTGCTGGATTGTCTTTTGACATTTCAGATGTAGACACAAAAGCACAGTTCTGAAGAGCAGCAGAGTTCTTATGAAGATTTACAAGAGGTGTTCCCATAATCCAGAGACCTCTTCCCGGTGGTGTCCACTTAAGATTGAACAAACGATCAAAGGCTTCTTTAGCGCTTGACTGAGCCTTTACGCCATTCCAAGGGAGACGATTCTTTTTACAATGGTCTTTCTGAAGGGAATACATGCCGTTGATAACGCGCTCACAAACATCAACCCATGTTTCTTTGGTTCCATTGGCTTTCTTTCTTGAATATGTTCTGAGAAATGTGATTTCTCCAACAGAATTGCCAGCTGCATCTCTATAACCGAATGGGGCTTTCTTTTCTTTATAAGATGAAACAAAATCATCGCTAAGTCTAAAAGAAAAAAGACTTTCATTTAATGTACTATTTACCACTTGAACTCCTTAATACGCAGGTAACAATTTTACCAGCCTGATAACTAAGTTCAAGAGATATTACTTAGGTGTAATATTTTTTTCAAACTCGTTGAACCGTGTGATAATCATATCAGCGACAGCGGGCCAAGAATGCTCTTGATGAATAATTTTTGCGGAATGCACAGCTGCCTGTTTGAAAAGATCATATTCATTAGGAACATTTTTCATATGTTCAATAAGTTCATCAAAATCAGGGATTGCCCATTTACCAGTATCGGTGTTGTATTCGTGATTATTAAAAGTAGCGTCACCGTATTCTGCTGAAAGCGGTATTCCGTAATGTGCGAAATCTGCACAACCTGTAAGATTTGTGACAATGGTTGGGAGTCCAGTTGCCATTGCTTCAAAAGGAATCATTCCAAATCCTTCACCACTTGTTGGATATACGAGACAATGACATTTACTGTATAACTGCACTATTTGATCATTAGACAATACATCTGGAATACCAATAATTTGAGGATGGTTGTTTGCTGGAACTAATTGGTTGTTAACATAACATTCTGCATAACAGAATTTATTATATTTAAGAACAAGCTTATAGTTATCATCACCATCATAAAGTTCTAGAAAAGCATCAACAACAAGTTGAGCGTTTTTTCTTTTAGAATCTCCTCCTACATGAAGGAAGTAGAATGTATCAGTCAATTCTCTCTCTGTTATTTTAAAGTCTTCAGATATACCATGAGGGATTACATGAATATCATTTTTAATACCATTGTTTATATAAACATCTTTTACAAAGTTTGAAGTTGTCCATATTTCATTACAAATACTCATATTGTATTGCCAACCTGAAGGTATCTTTGTAGATTCCCAAGGGGTGTAACCAATATTATAAGCATTATTTAACTGATAGTAATAAGGCTGACAAAAGTTAATATGAAAAGGAATATCTGGATTATTAAAAAATACAGCTAATTTCTTTTGCTGTAGAGATGTTATCATGCTAACTGCAGCATTGGCGTAGCCTTGGCTAGTCCATAGACCACCACTTACATCAGTATTTTGTACGCTGAACCAGCTAATTTTTTTCATAGAATTTTACTGTTGTTAGTCTTTCTTGTCAGATATTTCTTTTGACAAGTTTATCTCGTCATTGAAGTCTAGACATTTTACACCATTTTCCATTAATTTCTCAGCACACTCGTCAGAAATTTCACAGGTTAGTGCTCTACCAGTAAACGCGCAATATGTTGCAGCGATATAGAAATCAGAACATTTAACTATCGAAATAGCATTTTCGTCAAGAATTACAAAAGGACCACAATCCTCAGATTCCACAATTGCTATTATTTTCATATATATATCTTACTATTAGTGAGTTATTAGTACACTATTAATACTTTAATACTATTAAGTATCTCTTAGTATACTTGGTGTACTTAGTATACTGGCGCATCCTTCGATGCGAAGCATACCAGAGAAAATCTAAAAATTTCAAAAAATACAAAATTTTTCTTTTCTCAGTGATAGCATACTGGACATGAGTAATGAACACTTTCATGAAATCTTGGACTTCGGCTTTGTAGAACTTTTAGACTGCATGGCTTCAGATCTTGATGTCATAAACGCTGCCAAAGTTTCCTTCGCAGCCAGTAAAAATGAAATTGATGAATCAGGCGTTGGATTGATCAATTATCTTATGAAAAACAAACATGCGACTCCTTTTGAACATTCCGTTTTTAAATTCCGCATAAAGGCTCCCATTTTTGTTGCAAGGGAGTGGATGCGTCATCGCTGGTCATCTTTTAATGAGATGAGTATGAGATACTATCAGCCAGAGCAGATTGATTACTATACCCCTTCGTATAAAAATATTAGAAAGCAGATAGGTAAGCCCGGAGCTTATTCTTTTGAGGAAATTGAAGATCCAGAAGTTAAAGATTTATTCTATTCTGTATTCCAAAAGTCAATTCTAGAGGCCGACTCTGCTTACTATAAACTTATTGAAGCTGGTGTAGCAAAAGAGATTGCTCGATGTGTATTGCCAGTAACTCAATACACAGAGTTTATTTGGACTGTTAATGCAAGGAGTCTTATTAATTTTATTTCGTTGCGTAACGATAACAATGCACAATATGAGATTAATGAATATGCAAAAGCAATTGAATATATTTTTATGAAGAAAATGCCAATCACCCATGAATCTTTTGTAAAATCTGATAGAGTAGCAATATGACATTTTTATTATTTATTTTTTGGATTTCTCTAAACACTCTTTTGCTTAATCTTGGAGTTCAGTATGGATGGAATTTTGACCCTGGTTTTGTTGGACCAGCAATAATCGTTGTTGCATTAAACATAACGGCAGCGTTATATGCATCAAAATCAAATTGATTTTAAATCCTATCTTAAAGATAAAAAAGTATTAGCCCTATCAGATACTGGGTATCCGCATAAGCACATAAAAGATTTCTGCAAAGAGCTGTCAGAGTCAATTGTTGATGTGTATGTTTCTCCAGCAACTACATCTGGTTTCCTTAAAGTTTATATGTCGTTTTCTGGAAATAAAAGAGCAAAGATTCTTAAAGATAAAAACTTTTTATTATTTAATAAAATTAAAAAAGAAGATTACATTGTTGTTGTTTTTTTTGGTTCAAAAATAACTAAAGAAACAAAGATGTTGACTGTTTTGGCACAGCAATTAGTTGTTTTAAACTATAATGTTATAACAATTACTGAGGAAGGGGTAGATTATGACGAGAATAGTCCCATATTCTGGCAATGAAGATATCGGTGATTTTGAAACTCTTGAGATAACAATAAAAACCGTTCCTTTTGAAGATACATTTGCCCCAGTTTTTTATATATCAAGTCCATCTGATGATTATGTAATGAATATTGAAGAGCTTTCTTGCTTAATGGATGGCATCGATATTGCAAGAAAAAATATTGATGATATTATTGATTTCCTACTGAGGTCAAAAATAGATGAATAATATAAACATCCCCGGATTGAACAGTTTAGACATACCCGGATTGATAATGGGTCGTGTTCTTCCAAATTTCCCCTATCCAGATAAAGAGTGCCCATACTGTTACCAAAAGTTAAAAGTGGTTAATGCAATTCATTGGGAAGAAGACATGTATCAATACAAGGCTTTGTACCTAGATCCCAATCCCGACTGTCCTGTTTATGACGAGGGTGCTAGAAAAGCATACGCTAGAATTGTTTACTCAACGGAACAGGCCTATGCAGAATTCAATTCTCTTTCAATACCTGTTCAGAGATGGAATAGGGAAGAATTATACAGCTATTACAAGTGAATCATGGTAAAATGGTTCTACTATGCCTGTAAATCCATGCTCAAATAACGGTCAACCCGGTTTTAAATGGGGAGATAGCGGTAAATGCTATATCTATGAGCGAGGAAATGCTGAATCAATGGGTGAAGCAAAAAGGAAAGCAACTGTTCAGGGTATTGCTACTGGCGAGTATGAAAACAAAAACGAATCTACTGAGCCAATTGTTGAAGAGGCAGTAAAATCTCTTAAAGAATGGTTTAAGGAGAGATGGGTTGATATCTCCAGACCAAAACCCGGTGGTGGTTTTGAACCTTGCGGAAGAAGTGATGCAAGCAGTGGTAAGTACCCAAAGTGTGTTCCTGCATCAAGAGCAGCAAGAATGACACCTGAACAGATTGAATCTGCTGTAAGACGAAAGAGAAGAGCGGAGACAACTGAAACAAGAGATGGTAAAAAACCAATCAATGTTTCAACAGATAAAGAGGATATGGAGAAGGCAAATGTGCCAACAAATCCAGAACTCTATGCCAGGATTAAATCTGAGGCAAAAGCAAAGTTTGATGTATACCCTTCTGCATACGCAAACGCATGGCTTGTCCGTGAATATAAAAGAAGGGGTGGAGGTTACAGAGTGACAAAAGAGAATGTGGAAAAGGTTGCAGAAGATCTTGCAGAAGAAGAGGCTGCACTTGCAGATGCTTTGGTAACAATTGCATCAAATTATGGTAAGTTTAACGAAGATGAAACTGGTATTTGGGCTGGTTATGATAGCCCAGAAGAAAACGAAGTAAAAAGCATCGGTGTTAAATGTGGAAATTGTGTTCTATACGAGGGTGATGGTATTTGTAAAATTATCGCTCAACAAGTAGAAGACGAAGGGAAGTGCAGATTTGCTGTAATTCCAGACGGTCTAGTGTCTCCAGAAATGGAAGACGAAGAAGAAGAGGATGACGAAGAAGAGAATTCAATGTCATCTCTTATCTCTATGATTAGAGATTTATTACTTAATAAGGAGAAATAAAATGAAATACAATATTGATAAAATGATTCAAGATCATGATTCAATGAAGTCTTGGCATGAGGAGATGGCTAAATCAGCTGCTGAATCAATGCAAGATCATATCAAAGCAGCTGCTTGGCATAACTCGCAAGCTGACATTATGAAGTCAATGATGAACGAAGTTCCTCTTGACCCGGAAAAAAAGGTTACATCAATCCCAACAGCCGGTTCTGCAGACACACCAACATCTGGTGCAGGAAAGACCTCCCCTACAAAAGAGATCGCTCTTGACCCAGAGGTTAAGAAGTCAGACTTGATTGCAATTCTTGAAGAGCATGCAGCTCAGTATGGCGATTTCGACATGGAAGTTGAAGCAATCGCTAAATTCCTGTTGAATGACTGATGGATATTGGAATTATTGGAGTAATAATAACAGGGGTTTTCTCTGTTCTTGTTGCTTTAATACAGAAGGCTCGTAAAGAGAATAAAGATGACCACAATACGGTTTATAACTCTCTTCAGAACCTTCATGACGATGTTCGTAGCGTTGGAGAAAAATTAGACAATCATATTGATTGGCATTTGAAAAAATAGAAATCTGGTATAGCGCCTTGGGCGGTTGTATTTCGAAAGATTATGATCGTGAACTAAGGCGCTATATCTTTATCTTTTTTTAAAATTGTGCATTATTTGTGAAAATTCCTGATATGATTCAATTCCGACAATAGAAAGGTCCAATATGCTAACTAGAGCTGAAATTGATAACTATATTACAAAAATCCCATCATCCATTGATGCAGAAGAAAGAAGGATTGCTTACTCTGTAATCACTGGGTTTGCAGATGGAAAGTCCATTTCTGAGATTTCTTCTTACTACGCTGTTTCAAAAGAAGCGGTTGAAAAATGGATGTCTTATTTCTCTTTCACAACTGGTAAAACAGGAAATTCATCGAAGAGAACATCTAAGACAAAACTTATTGAAAATTACTTAAAAACAAATACTGGCAAGACCATAAATTTTGCTAAAGTTGCCGAAGAGCTAAACATCTCTGTTCCTACTGTTTATAATTTTCATAGAGATAATCGTTCTTATTTCAAAAAAATTGAAAGAGGAATGTTTGAAATCATTGATCCAGAAAAAGAAAGAAAAGCTTCTAAGTAATGCTTTTGGATAAAATTAAAGATGCAAAAATCTGTGGTAGTTGGGAGCAATCATGCACTATCACTGTTAATTCTTTATTTGAAGATATATTAGAACTTGATAGAAGATATTCAGAAGGTTTCTCTTTAACATTTGGAAATCTTAATTTTGATAAAAATCATTTAATGAACATGATCTTAACTCTTGACGATATGATTGATAAAAAAATATGGAAATTTGATGATGTTGAATATGATTATGAATTAGCTAAAACAATTACTCAGTATTGGGTAGCATTATCAAGTTTTTCCATCCTTGCATCAAAAGAAATAGACTTGAAGTTTAGTCTTGATGAATATCGAGATGTTGTAAATAAAACTGTAATTAAAAAACAAAAAGATTATGGCCCATCTAATATTTCAAGATTTGGACTTAATGGTTTAATTATAAGAATGCACGATAAAATTGGAAGACTTGAGAATTTAGTTAATAACAATCTTAATCCAGAAAATGAATCTATTAAAGATAATTTGTTAGATGTCATTGGCTACTCGGTTTTGAGCATCATGTGGATAAATCAGACATTTTTGCTACCAATGAGTGCAAATACTACCAAATAATAGTGTAGGATATTTGTATGACTACAATTGTTGCTATTCAGGGAGATACTTATTCTGTAGTAGGTACTGATTCACGGGTTTCATCTTTTGATGAACAAGGGATGGCTTTCCAAATCACAACGCTTGGAACAGGAACAGCAAAAATTGCTCAAAATGGTAAATATCTCCTAGGAGCTGCTGGAGATGTTCGAGCTATAAACATACTTCACCATGTCTTTGTTCCTCCAACACCGACTTTTTCGGAAGGTGGTGCTAAGTTAGATCATTTTATTACACAAAAATTTATTCCATCATTAAGAAATTGTTTTGAGAATCATGGATACGCCATGCCAGATAATGATACAAAGAATCATATGGCAGAACATAACTCTACAATTGTTGTGGTTGTTAATGGTGTAATATATATAATTGATGGGGACTACTCTTGGACTTCTGACCGTACTGGTGTTTATGCAATCGGCAGTGGTTCTTCGTATGCTCTTGGTGCTATACAGGCAATCACGGGAGGAAAGCAACTCCCAATCCAAAAAGCAAAAGCGGCTATAAATAAAGCCCTTTCAATCACATCAAAGTTTGATCCGTATACAGGATCGCCATTTCAGATTTTTGTTCAGGAGCAAAATGATTAAGCGTACCTATAGAAAAATCCATAGAGCATATTACCGAGTAGTTGTCTTCATTGTTTTATTAGGAATGAAGGATTAAATGCCAACTTATCAATACAAATGCCTTAGTGGACATGAAATCGAAGAAACAAGAAAGATAACGGAAGATCAAAAGATTATCTGTTGCCCAATTTGTGGAGATGCTATTAAACAAGTATTCTCACCTCCAGGTATTCAACTTAAAGGTGGAGGCTTTTACAACAATAGCCGATAGTGTATAATAACTATGGCACCTATGGTGTCTGTTGCGCGAGTGCAGGCTACCTTGGGACCGTTATAGTTACGGCTGACCCTCATGTGAAAGCATGGGGGTTTGGCTTTTACCGGCTCAACAAACTGATATACTCACAATATATTCCCAGATAGCTCAGTTGGCAGAGCAGCGGACTGTTAATCCGCGTGTCGTAGGTTCAAGCCCTACTCTGGGAGCCATGTCAAATGAATATGAATCAACAATCCGTGATATGCAAGCAAGCATTCAGGAATACGAAAAGCAAGTTAAAACTTGGATGAAAGCAGCAGAGAAGTTCTCTAGTGAAGCTGCGATTACCAAGATGGAAAACGATAGATATAGATCAATATTTAACGATATTGAGAGAGCGGTAAAAGATGCTGGGGTTGTTCCAAAGTATCATCATCATGTTATGAAAAAACATCGCAACGAATGGCCTACTTTGTGGAAAGCTATTGATAGACTGTTTGACAATGCCTGAATTAAATGCAAATATCCCATCAATTGAATGCTATGTTCGTGGTAACTACCTAAGAAATCAATTAGATTCTCACGATCAGTACTTCCCCTGCGTAATCTTTGGAGTGACCTCTATCCCATCTAGAAGTCCTCTGTTCCATTTTATAATGGAGGATGGCGGTGTTTGGTGGAGAATGCCAATTTCTGCTTTCTGCATGAAGCCTGGAGTTCCTGAGGTGGATATTCATGACCTTGTTCTGTGGAACTCATTCTCATCCCATGTAACCGCTACTGAGTTCTATGCAATGAGGAATATGAGAATGACCTATGTTGCAAGAAGCGGAGAATTTGTTAACGGTAAATACCTTTTCACACTTGACTGGCACTCTCCAGATGATAATATTCTGAACACCGGATTCAGCACAAATCCGGGACAGCACAAGTGTGGTCATGTGATTGTTAGAGATGATGGCAATCTAGCCATCCAGCCAAATAATAGGGTTAGACTGTTTGATCCATCATTCACAACAAAGAA